TTATTTCTGTTCCGGCGCCAGGAACTCGGCGCAATAGGACGGGCCGTCGACGCCGGGAATGTCGGCGACCGTGCGGATGTCGCGGATCGTGTAATCGGAGCTGGTGGTGATTTCCGCCTGGCAGCGCAGATAGGCGGTGCGGGCCGCGGAAATCTGCTTGCCGCGCTTGCCGTCGGCGCCTTCGGCATATTTTGCCGGAATGCGCACGGTCTTGTAGCCGCCGCGCCAGGTATAGACGGTGGTGGCGCCTTGCTCGCTGTCACTGATCGGCGGCCCATAGGCGGCAAAGAAAATACCGGCCGATTTGCCGACCCAGCGGGCCTCGATCGGATTGCCGGCGGAAGGAATGGTCGTGCATCCGGCAAGCCCAATTGCAAGCCCGGCCGCGGTCATCGTGCGGAGTTTCATCGTGTCGTCCCTGATCTCTAGCGCATTGGCTGCGACGCCGCTTTTGCCGCGGTTTCGCCTGTCCCGTCGAGCCCTTTAGCGCGGAACCCGGCAAAAGAAAATTGCCCCTGTGGCACTTCCCGACGATTTGCTCCGGGTGTGTCTTTTTGCTGCAGCAGCTGACCGACGGCCCTGTCATCAACCCGTCAAAAATTCCGCCGGTTTTTTGGAATTTGGTGCTTGTGCAACCAGATAGGCTGTTCTATAGAAGCGCCGCTGGTCACGGAGTGTAGCGCAGTCTGGTAGCGCACCACGTTCGGGACGTGGGGGTCGAGTGTTCGAATCACTCCACTCCGACCAGCTAGAACCCTTGCAGTGTAAGGGTTTTCACTCCCGAACCGACTTCCTCGCGAAAGCCCTTTTCAAATCAACGGACCGATTGCGGACCGATTGATGTTCCGGACCGCTCAGAAAGCGTTCGCGGCCTGCTGCTGGAAGTCCGGGCTTGCGTGCGCATAGGTCCGCTCAAATTCTTCCGCCGTCATTCCAAGAGACGCGGCTGCCTGCTCGATTTCGACGCCGGCCTGAGCGAGCCAGGTGGCGCGGGTGTGGCGCAGGACATGCGGCGTCACGTCGTCGCCGAAACCGGCGATCGAGCGGACCGAGCGGAACGCCTTGTGCGGCTTGACGATCTTTTGCCCGAAGTAATGCACGGCATAGCGCAGCGTCACGTCGCGGCCCTGTGCATCCTTCGTAGTATCCGCCTTTCGCCAGTAGCGCAGGAACGTCAGAAGGCGAGGCGGGATCTTGACTGGCGTCTTGCGCTTGTTGTGCATCGTGCGCTCGCCCTGGGCCTTTCGGTAGATGACGCCGCGATCGAGGTCGATATGGCCGCCGGTTGTGTTCGGCATCCACTGCAGGTTCAGGATCGCAGAAAGCCGCGTTCCGGTATAAAGGCCGATGAGGATGATCCTCACAAGATGCGGGTAGCGCCAGCCGCTTCTTTCCCATCTGATCGGCTCGCGCGTGTCGACGTCGAAGGCGATCGGAATCCATCCCATTGCCACCAGCAGGAGCTTGGCGATCTCGCGGCGGGTCAGCCAGGACTGGCGCGGCTCGCCCTTCTCCGGAAGGGTGATCTTCGGCACCATGTCGAGGGTTTCTTCGGCGTGGTAGTGGTTGATCGCGGCTCGCAACATTTCGAGATCCCGGCGGGCGCCGCCCGGGTTGCCGCGATCAATGGCATAATCGCGGCAGGATTGGCCTCTGACCTCGGTGAGGACCATGTCTCCGAAGAAATCGGTGATCCTCTCAAGCATCGCCAGCGTTTCCTTCGGCCGCGCCGTCGACGGCGCCTTCTCCTCGGAATAGACGATGACGACGTCGGCTACCGTGACTTCAGCGGCACGACTGCTGCGCTGCGGCCGGTATTGGCTGTCGATGTATTCGGCAAGCTTTCTCTGAGCTGCCTCAACCTCAGCTTCGCCGCACTCCGTGGGGACGCGCTTGTCTCCGTCCTTGATGAACCAGGTGCCTGTATCTGGTCTGAGCCAGAGCCTTGCCGGTTTTCGCTTTTGCGACATTTCTCAATCATCCCTTTTATCCCGTTCTTGGTGACGAAGTCCTTGTTGGCGACCTGGATGATTTCCAGATTGCCTTTCCTGGCTTCGGTGCGCAGGGAGGATTTCGTCAGAGCGCCACGAAACAACAGCTTCGCGGCCTTCGCAAGCGGGATCAGATCGTCTGGGCCATAGTCGTCGCCTTCGATCATTGGCGTCTCCATTGCTCGAAGGCGGCGCGGAACTCTTTCCAGCGGCCGGCGGCGGCTTCGTCGGTGTCGAGATCGTTCAGGGATTCGATGCGCAGGATGAAATGCATCTTCGTCTTGATGCGCTCGAAGTCGGTGGCGTCGCGCAGGCCGTGGCGCTCGATCAGGAACTGGCGGAAGGCTTGGTCGTTGCGGCACTTCATGGCGCATTCGGCGGCGTAGCGCTTCGGCTTCGGCTGCTTTTCGAGGAGCTTACGATAGGCGCGGCTGCAGCGGTCGAGCATGTCGAGCAGGAACTGCTGGCGCTCGCCGGCGCGGATCAGGAAATCCTGGAAGGCGAAGGGCGCGTCGGCCGCGATCGCGGCGATTGCGCGCGGGCCGCCGTCGACCGGATCGCGCACGACGAGGGCGAGGCTTGCGCCATCGGCCTCGATCGCCCAGTCGGCGCCGACCGTGGTGAGGTCCTGACGGATCTGCTCGAGCTTGCGTTTTTCCGCTTCGGTCGCCATCAGGGGGCCGCCTCCTCAACGGGCGACGAGGGTTCGCACCCGCGCACTTTGATTCCGGTGACCTTTGGCCCGCGCAGCCACAGCGTCCAGCTGGACTTGCCGTTTCGCAATCCAGCGATGCGGTGTTCGAAGCTCGGGGCAACAATGCCGATGCGGCCCGGGAACCAAGTTTTCCAGCGGCCGTCGCCGGTCTCTTCGACGTAGCCGCCCCAGAGGATGATCCGGATGGCCCATGCGGGGTGGCTATGAAAGCAGCCAGGGGCATCGGCCTTGACGAACTTATGGATCTGGATGACGCACCCGAATGCCTTCGCCAGTTTCCTGATGAGCAAGACGGGCACGCCGTCGAAGTTGTGGCGGTATTCGTCCCATCTCATCAGTCGTGTCCCCACGATTTGGCGATGGCGACGAAACGATCATACTTCGGCCGATCGGGGTGCAGTGGGCCGACAGGGCGGCCGGATAGCTCGGAAATTGGTGTGCCTAGCGGCTCATCGGGATCGCGGCTGCCGGTGAAATAGAGCGAGACATCGTCCAGGCGCACATATCCGTCCCAATCGAAGGGCGCATCGTTGCCGCACTCGACGCAGAAATGACGACGCTCGCAGCTGTCATATTCATAGTTGGGATGTTCGCAGCAGTTGATGCAGATCGCCGCGCCGGGATTGTATTCGTCCCACGTGTAGATTTCGCCGCGATCGCCGCAGACGCGACAGGGCGGGTTGTAGTGCCCGAGCTGGATCATGAAGCCCGGAATATAGAAGATCGCGCCCATGCCAATCCTGACGACACTCGGCCGCCAGCTCCAGAAGAGCATCCGGCGAACCTTAAGCATCGGCATTGTCCTCCTGTGATGCGGGGTTAGCGGTGATGTAACGGCCGATCGGGTTACGAGGCCCGCTATGCCGTTCGTTGGCGAACGTCCTCGGCTGGAACTTGAAATCCACCGGCACCCCCGACTTCTCGGAAAGCCACTTCGAAAGGGCGACGGTGAGGATCAGCCACTTTGGGTCGAGTTCCCAGCTGGCGCTGTGGAGCGGCGCGTTCGGAAACTCGCGTTGGAAAGCTTCGTCGTCGAGGATCATCGCCAAATCCACGTCGCGCCAGTCGGGGCGCTCCAGCGAGCTGCCCACGTGATAGATCGAAGCGCCGTATGCTTTTACCAGGACGTGGCAAGCCATCTGCAGTTCGAAGATAGCGGGAACGCCGACATAGGAAGCTTTCTTGCGCTTTTCCGAGGTGGACTGCGCAGCTCGAAGCTGCTTGATCTCGTCGGCCGCCTTTACACAGGCCTCGCTGTCGAGATGATCCCACTGATGGCCCTCCGAGTAATTCTCGGCCATGGCGCGGAGGGTGAATTCCTGAGTTTCAGCCGTCATGCTGACCTCCCGTCATGTTTATCGACCAGTGCCATCAGGTGGTCGTAACCAGACATCACGCTCTCTTTCGCGACCTTGCGAACTGCACGTCGAGCGCGTGGAGACGAATCAAACGCCTGGACAGTGACGCAGGCCACCGCTTCTCCGGCCATCGCCCAGAAGTCGGCCATCAGGTCGACGGGAGCGATGGAGAATTCCTGGGTGGCTCTGTTTGTAGCTTCAACGGCGGCGGCGTAGAGATATCGCCCCATAAACAGGCGGCACCGCTCACGCTCGGTGAGCTCTGCGTTCGGGTCGTTAACCGCGATGCGCAGGATGTCGAGGATTTCGCCGCCTTCGGCGAATTCACCATCAAGCATGGAAAAGAAGTCGCTGCGTCGCGTCATCCTGCGATCTCCCTCGCGCTCTGGAACATGATCGGCTGCTGGTCGCGCGGGATGCGGTGCTGGCCGCGGGCCATCGGGTGTTTGGGGAAGCCGTCTTTCGTCAGGCCGAGGCAGACGAGGTCGACGAGCTGCTGGCGGGCGCGGTTCTTGAACCACGTGTCGCGGCTTAGGTAATCGCCGCCCTTGCCCCATGCGGCGAGCACCGGCGTATTCTGGTGACGGGCGATGATGAAGGCGCGATCGATGAAGTCGTCGCAGCGCGGGCCGACCGAGTCCGCGGCCTTCATCATTTCCTTCGGCGATGGCGAGCGCCAGGCGTGAAGGTTGACGATCAGGATGCCGCTATAGCCCCAGAGCTTGGCGAACCAGATCAGCTCGCGCACCGTCGGGTCATTGCGCTGATGATCGGCATCGGAGGGATTGAGCATGCAGACGACGAGGATGGGCTTGCCCGCGTCCCAGACACGGCGCAGCTCGTCGCGGTAAAGGGTGCAGTCGGAGATCGCCGCGGTCATCTGCATTTCAGACTTGAAGAGGTCGAGGGTCACGGCGTCGCCTCCGCATTGCCCTCAATCGCCGTCACCGGCTTGGCCTTCTCCGAGAGATAGCGCTGAGCCGAAACCACCAGGCGCAGACCGTTGAAGATCTGCTTGGCGATATCGGCGCGGACCTGGGCTTCCTTCGGCGTCAGCTTGCCGGCGCGCAGATCCTTCAGGTCCTGCGCTAGTCCCCGGATGATCGACGGGACGTCGAAAACATCACCGATGTCGGTATTTTCCATTGAGGACTTCCCACGTGAGATAGTTGATCGCAGCCTTCAGCTGCCGGAGCGTGTGATGGTTCTGACGGTTGAAAACCGGCCCGGATGATTTGCCGCCGTAATTGCGGGCGCAGCTGCCGCAGACGGGCTCACGCTCGCGCGGCCGGCCGCGAATGTGAAACCGGTCATGATCCCATGGCTTCTTGACCGGCTGGTCGCAAAGAACGCAAACGAAGAGGATCGGCGGCGGATCGAAGGCGCCGGGCTTTCGTTTCACAATGACGTCGATGTCATAGGCGTCGTCGCTCATCAGTTTGACCTCGCCTTTCGATAGGCAGCCACCTGGTCGGCGTGCGCTTTCACCTGTCTCGGCAGTTTCTCGATGACGATATCCAGCGCCTCCGCGTGGTTCGCCTCGGGGATCATGGTGGCGATAATGGCGGCGCAGGCGTCCGAGCAGGCGGCCATGGCCTCGACCTGGGTCAGAACGTCCATACGGACAGCTTCGGCAAGGGCCGTGACCATCGTGTCGCGCAGGTTGATTTGTGCTTCCTTGCTCACAGCAGCGCTCCCTTGTCTCTCGATCGGCGGCAGGCTGGGCAGAAGTGCTGCCAGGTGCCGGCGTGGCGCTCGATCAGCCAGCGGGCGATTTTGGCGATGCGGACAGCCTTGGCGCTCGCTGCGCGCGGATCCGCGTCCATCACCGATTCCAGCGAATCCGGGCAGCTGTCGCAGCTGATCTTGGCCGTACCGGCGATGGGATCGGTTCTCAGCATTGGCGCCGGTCTCCGATCTGGTCGATGTTTTGCTTTTCAACGGTGAAGGCGTAGGCAATCACCCACGGATTGGCGTTCCACGAATCCAGGCCATTGATCATGATCCACAGCGAGCGGAAGCTTTCGCGCGGATCGGGATGATAGTTCGCCGGCGTCAGGCCGTCCGCTTCGTAGAATGCAGTCGTGTATGGCATCCAGCCTGATTTGTAGCGTTCGATGCCTTCGGCGATCGCGTCCGCCTCGCTGATGTCCTGCACTCGCTCGATCTTGACAGCCGTCACGAGGAGCGTGAGGCGTGATGCCCATCGCGGCATGTGGATCGAAGGTCTCCAGCGGATCTCTGCTTTTCTGAGGACTTCGCCTTCGAAACCAATGCAGGGATAAAGCTCGGAGGGGTTCGCGTCCTCGCCGTCGGCGGCGTAGCGCACGGTCGAGCACATGCCGCCGCGGGGATTCGCGTTCAAATAATCGCGGGGATCACCGTATTCCGATTGCCATTCGTAATTGTTCTCTTCGGTCCCGGTCTCATAGTCGACACGGCACTCGGTGAAGGCATGCGTCTCCTTCACCCATATCCGATCGCCTGGCTGGATCTTCGGATAGATGCGATGAACGGTGTCCTTGTAGGGATCCGCGTCGCCGGCAAGCCAGGGAAGCTTGAGGTATGGGCCGGGGTTGCCCATCGGCGATGGGCCGTCGTCGACCCATGCCTTATCCCAGTCCCACTCCTGCGCCTTCGCCAGCTTGGTCCACGGTCTACCGTCGAACAGCGTGTTTGCTGGCGTGGGAATGCGGCGCGTGTTCGTCTTGCGGTCATCGAGCTCGGCGCGCACCATCGGTGCCGAGAACAGCATCGGGTGATCGGTCATGCTGCACCGCTTTTCTTGTCATGCTCCCGGTATCGGCGCAGAAGTTCGTCGCCCGCCTCGGCGTTGATCCGGTCTAGCTGCCGCAGCGCCCAGTTAAGGCCTTCTGCGAAACCGGCGGCGCGGCCTTTGTGATGCGAATCGATCCAGCGTTGCGTCTGCTTGCGCTCATGGTCGTCGACGACATTTGTGACAGTGACGGCGAAAGCCCCGCGCGAGTGCGGCTCGGCGTTGTGGTAGGAGACGGCGCCCGGCTCGCCGCTGACGGGGACCGTGCGCCACCATTCCTGCCGGCAATCATCGGGGCGGACATAGCGGCGATCATAATATGGATCGGCGCCGGTGTACTCGTTGCAGGCTTCGGCGAACTTATGCCGGTCATAGTGGCCGCGTGCGAAGAAGCCCATGACTGACCCGCTGTCGAGCTCTCGGGATTCCTCGATCGAGATGCCGTGATTCCGTGCTTCCTTCCATTTGAAGGATGCGTCGACGAGGAAGCGGGAAAGCTCGTCGCGGCTGATGAGGCGCATATCAGGATGTTCGGCAGCTGAGGTTCGGCCGTCATTATCGCATAGTTCCTGCCACGCTTTATCAAGTAGGATCTCGATGCTCATCGGCCGATCCTCGCTTCGCTGCGCTGCAGGCGCGCGGCGGCGAACATGCTGATCGGCGGTAGGCTGATCGCCATGCGGACGGTGCGTGCGGCCCCGCTCTTGTCCGTCGCCGAGGCCGTGACGCCGATGATGATCTTGTCTTCGCGGATATCGAGATCCGGGATCTCCGGAATGAGATTGTGGCTGCGGCAGTAGACCCATGCGCAACCGGCCGCTCGGCCGTAGTAGCGGTCGATATCGGAATAGCTCATGCCGCTCCGCAGCAATTCCGTGACCTCCTCGAGCGAGAACGGCTTGCGCTGGGACGGCTCCGAAGCCACGACATTGATCAGGCGGAGCTCCGTCAGCTTTTCGCGCAGCGTCGTGCGGTGCACCTGGTAGCGCTTGACGATCTCCGAGCGCGTCACGCCCTCGGCGACCAACCGGCGCAGGGTTTCGTCATCGGGAAGCTTTTTCGGTTTTGTCATTCTGCGGCCTCCTTGGTGAAATGAGCGGGAAGGGGCGGATATCCGTTGTGCTCAACGCCGGCGAGCAGCCGGCCGGCGCGGGATTTGGTGACGCGGAACATGCCTATCGGCTGGCGCATGCCGTCGCAGCTCGGTTTGGCCTGGCGGCCGTCGACGTCGAGCCAGATGGCGTCGTTTGTTGCCATGGCGCTGTCGGTGTGGCCGTTCTCTTCGCTGGCGATGATCCAGTTGCCCCACTGCTTGAAAAGGAAGGGGACGTCGGCGATCGCGCATTGATCGCGCAGCGCATATGCCCAATGAGGGTGCATGGGACGGGCGCCGGAACCGCTTTCGCCGCCGGCGACCATCCAGCCAATGCGGGGGATTTCGTTGCAGTCTGTAATCTGATGGCAGTTGCAGCAGATGACGTCAGCGTCGCCACTGTCGGCCATCGGGCTGACGTGCTGGAGTTCAGACGAGCCGACCCAACCGCAATGCTCGCATTTGGTCATGAAGTATTCCGGGGCGATGAAGTAATGGCCTTGAGGACTTCGTGCGCGCCGTCCGGACGGAAGCCAGCGCTTCCAGTCAATCCCGCCGAGGGAAGGCTCATTAGACACCCAAAGCACGGCGGCCGGAATTTCGTGAAGGATTGAAAGGCGCTCATCGGCGCGCTTCTGATCCTCGACGGAGACGCCGAGCCAGACGTTCGGGAGCGGCAGGCCCTTCGTATGGCCGCTATGAAAATCTCCGGCCCAGCTCGCGCCTTCTATGCCATCGATCCGGAATGCCTGGTCCATCAGATGATCGAGCAGACCCGGTGCCGTCAGATATTCCCGCATCCGCTCCGGTCGCTTGGTCAGCACCTGGAAGATGTGATGGGGCGCCAGCGCCATGACAGCGAAGATCTTGTCGATCCATTCGTCCGGCACGCCTTCGGCGAAGAGATCGCCGTGGGCGCAGACGAAGATCATGCGCGGGCGCTTCCAACTGAGTGGCTGAGTGAGCCATTCCTCATTGAAGCGGACCTCGCCGGTCCAGACCGGGCCGGCCTTGCTGTCCCTCGTCAGGCCGGCGCGGCTCGGGTGATGCTGCAGGCGCGTGCCGGCGAGCTTCATGGCGTAGCAGTTGGTGCAGCCGGGGGAGACAATCGCGCAGCCGGTGATCGGGTTCCAGGTGGCGTCGGTCCATTCGATCTTGGTACCGTCAGACATGCGCGCCCCCCTCGGTGTTGCCGGCAGGCGAGGCGATATCGCCATAGCGGTACGTGTCGATCTTGCCAGCCGTCGGCTCGCCGGTTTCGAGATCGACCGTCGGCGAACCTTCCAGGCAGGCGGCGTGGCAGATGCCGAGTTCGATATCGGTGGAGCAGATATCGTCGGCCTGGATCGGCTTGGCGCAGATGTCGCAATGACCGTGCCCGGCATCCTCCTCGAGCATAGCCTGCCAGCGGCGGAAGCCGGCGAGCTTACGATCAAAGCGCGCCTGGTCGAACTCGTCGCCGATCAGATCGCGCAGCCACTGGGTGGCGGCGAGCACATCGGCGATCTCGTCGAACAGCGCCTTGCGGTTCGGCATGCCGGAAACGGGCTCGCTGGCGTCAAGGCCTTGGATGAGGCAGCGGAAGAGGATGGTGGCGAGCTCGCCGGCTTCCTCTCCCGCCTTGCCGAGCGCCTGGTGAATGAGGATATGGGCCTCCGGTTTCCAGGGGGTGATTTCAGACATGGGTATGCTCCGCGTCGGCTCTTGTGAGCTTGAGTTTCTGATATCGCTGCGCCGAGATCTCGCGATGGCGGTCGCCGTAGAGTTCGTTGTAGGCGATGTTCCGCGCCAGCCGGACCTTGTCGGGGATCGGCTCTTTGCGCTTCACCAGCGAATGGTAGATGTTCAGCGCGCGCTTGAGGCCGCAGCGCCGATCGCGCTCGTCGCAGTCCGGCAAGGCGCAGAAAAAGCAGGGATGGTGCTGGCCTATCACTTCGCGCCTTCCTTGTTTCCGTTGGCCGGAACCGAACGAAGGCTAAAGAAACCCTCCGCGGCGACGGTCGCCCCGCCCAAGCAGCGGGCGAGGGTTTCGATGTTTTCGGCCATAGGGCGTGGCGAGTATTGCGACTGCAAATGAACGGCCGCAGTCAGCAGCATCATGATGCCATCTGCCGGGTCCGTTCCCGCTGAATCGCAGATGGAGCGTGTGACGGCCTCGATGGCCAGCACGCGCTGACGAGGATCGTCTATTTTGCCCGTGATTTTGATTTCCATCGGTCATCTCTCTGCCGACAGCTTGCGCTCGCCGGTCTCGATGTCGAACCGCAAGCCGCAGCCATAGCGATCGTGGCGAGGCAGGCCGAGCATCAGGAAGGTGTTGTCGAAGGTCGTATCGCGCACGGGCTCACACCACATCGTCCGACCGTCGGCCTCCAATGTCATGCGCATCATCGTTTCGCAGTTCAGGCAGTGGGGCCGGTAATCTGGCTCTGTCTTCAGTCTTTCGGATAGACCGCTCATGCCGCCACCTTGCTTTCTGCAAAGTGCCGATCGAGGATCATGCGGGCGCCGTGCTGGATCGCTGCGATCTGGAAGAAGGCTTGGCTCCGATATTCGTAGACGCCGGAGTAGTCGTCATAACCGACGTCGCGGTACATCATCCCGATGAGCTCGTCCTCGGCTCGTGAGCTTGCCCACATCTCGAAGCAGTGTTTCAGCCGCTCCAAGCCATCGTCGGTCAGCATGAAGTTGGGGTCACGCTCGAAGCACTCGCCGACGTCGCGGAGGTGGTTCCAGAGCCTTGCCAACCACAAAAATCCTTCGGGCACATGCCAGCCGAACTCCTCGGCCTCGCTCCAGATGGCGCGATTGAGATAATGGGATGGCCGTGGGCACTCCCTGAAACCATAGTGGATCTTCGGGTGATCCTCATTCCAGCATTTCAGGGCTTGCTCGAACTCGCGCTTGGTCATGCCCTCGCGCTTGAGCCACTTTGGCTTTTCAGCTTCCCACTCGGCGGTCTCTTCTGCGAGCGCCTTCTGACTGTCGGCGACTTCCTGGGTGAGGCAACGCCAGATATCCTCGATGGTCTCATCGCGCTGAAAGGCACGCTGTTCTTTGGTCTTGCTGAGAAGGTAATGGTAATCAGGCGACAGCAGCCAGTTGCACGCCTCCTCAAGTGTTGGCATTGCCTGGTAATGCACCACGGTGAGCTCGCCCAGATCTCCGACAATCGTCATGTGGCCGGGCGTCCAGGTGAGCGTGAAGGCGTAGAAGGAATTGTAGGTGAACTTGGCGGCTTCGACGGGCGGCAACACCCGCAGGAACGGGTAGGCACCTTGTTCGCGCCTCGTCACCTTCTTGTCGACGTAATGCATGTGGAACCGGAACGATTTGACCGGCTCCTCGACCATGATGTGGTTCGCGAGGCACCTGGCGGCATCCGCCATCGCCTTTTCGCGGCGATCTTTGTAGAGGTGTCCCATCAGCCGTTCCCCTTCACGCGTTTAACCTTGCGAATGATGCCGTCGTGCTGGTCGCTCGCAGCCTTGCTGGCTGCGGTGCTGCTGGCGGCCGTCACGTCGAGCTTGGTGCCGTCCTCGAAATGGACGCGGAAGAGTGTGTCAGCCGGCATGGCGCACCTCGGGCAAGAAACCGGCGTGGACGTTGACTGCGAGCAGCACGAGCTCGGCGATCGCGACTGCCTCGGTATCGGGGCGCTCGCCGTGCATGTCGGCGACGCAGACCATCTTGCCGTCGGCGTCGATGATCGTGCCGGGGTAACTCGGATCATGGCTGAGCGGCAGGCGGATGCCGAGCGCTGCCAGGGCGGCTTCGTAGCGGCTGACGGCCGGGGTGGTTTTCAGGGAGAGCATTTCAGCCACGGTGACCTCCATTGCGCTCAAGCCAGTGGCGGATGGAGCGGCGCAGCGCCGCGTCCTCGGCCATGCCGCGCAGGTTCAAAAGATGCATGATACCGGTCAGCGCCGATTGCAGCGTCTCGCCGGAACAGATGGCACTGGTCTCGTCCAGGGCATTGCCGTCATTGGTGAACTGCAGGCTGCCGCAGGTTTCGGCGAGCGCGGCGGCGAAGGCCTCGCTCGCATAGATCAGCTGGTTGCGGTTGTAAGCCGCCGTGCTCTGCGGCACGGCGCGCAGCTGCGGCTGGGCGGCCGGGCGGCGTTCGGGGAAGGCGAGGATGTCGGCCATATCAGGATCTCCGCCGGCGCTTGAGGGGTACGCTGCTGCAGCCGCCGCGCGTGATGGCGACGACGCATGCAGCGAAGCTGGTGGCGATAAAAACGCCGAAGAAGACGGTCATCAGCCAGGTCGTGCTCATGCTGGCACCTGCAGGGCAAAAGTGAATGCTAGCGTGAATCCGAGGGCGAGCAGCATCGCGGCTTCGGCGCGACGCTGGATCTTCACCCGCATGCGCATTGTATGAAGCGCACGCTGTTCGAGGTCTCGGCCATTGGCGTCCGAAATCAGGACATCGGCTAGGCTGATGCGCGCCGGCACGAATGGCGTGAAGTGGTTCATTGGCCGGCCCTCAATTGAAGTCATCGTCATCGCCCGACGACGCCAGCGATGGCTGCGGACGATAATCGACTGGGCGGATCGGGCGCGGATCGACGCCGTAGCTCCGGTAGGCCATGTCGCGCACGACCTCCTCGGTCGCGGGGCGGATCGCGTAGATCGCGGGCGTCCCGTAGAACTCGGTGACGCTCTCGCCGTCTGAGACGGGAATATCGATACGCAGCATCTTGCCGCCGGCGATCTCGACCTCTTTGGCGTGGCCGGGGCGCTTGCGATGGCCCATCAGCTCGACGATCGCCCAGCTTTCAAAAACTTCGGATGTCATGAAACCCTCCGTTCATCCGTTTGGGCATCCGCTCCGTTCCTGGTCGGAGCGGGAGCCGAACTGGATCATCTCAGGCGGCAACCTGTTCGCTGAGGCGGATGCGCTCGGCGACGGCGGCTGCGTTGCGGGCCTGGCTTTCACGGCTGATGCCGGCGCGCTCGAGATCGACGTCAGTCATCGGGCCGCGCTCCTGGTAGAGCTTGAACATTGCATCCCGGTCGGCTGCATCGGGATCGACGACGGGCGTCGGTACGGGCTTCTTCTTCTCGGTCTTGATCATCGCCATCTCCTTGAGCCTCCGCTCTCCAGGCGACCCGCCGCCGGCCGCGAGAGTGCGGACCGGCGGCGTTCTGCGCGCCGTCCGGCGTGGGGAGGAGCATCGCCGGGACAAGATGGAAATTAAATCTACATTCGAACGGCGTCAAGTGAGAGATAGAAATAAAATCTATAACGCTGATTCGACTCGACTCTAGCCGGGTTCTTGGGATTAATAAGAACCAAAGGAGAACGGCATGCAACTTTTGATCAGTGAAGCCTCACGGCAATTTGAATTGCAGATCAGATGCGAGAACTGCATGCGCGAGAGCGCCAGGCTCATTTCAGTGCCGAGGATTGATGGCGCGCCGAGCGATGTCGAGGAACTGCTGGAGAGTGGTTTTTTGAGGAGCTTGCGCTTCTCATGCGCAAAATGTGACAGCGCAATAGGCATTCTCGTAGCCGTCTCGCTATGTAGCGAGGTCCTTGCTGACGTTGCCTAGAATGGGAGGTCGTTTACGACCCTCCTCACAAGGCCGATGATTTCGACCATTGTGCCTGTGTCGGCCGCGTGGTCGCGTGGCACCACGATGGGCCTGTGCTTTGGGTTCGTCGAGCGCGGGTGGTATTCCGTTCTATCCTGGTAGAGCTCGATCTGTTTCACGGACCATTCGCGCGTCTGGCCGCCATCGCGGGTTCTTTCGACGACAACGACCATCCCATCCCGCAAAGGGGCCTCATGAGCGACATCTTCATAGGAAACACAGATGACGCGATCGCCGGGAAGGATCGGGCGCGGACGCAGATCATTCATCGAATCGCCGGAGACGTCGAAGGCCATCAGCCGAGCGCTTGGGAAGCGATCGTCCGCAGGCAGGGACAGAAGCTCTCTTTCCGATTGGTCCATGTCGTCAACTTCGCGGAACGTGCCCGCTTCGACCTTTCCGACAACGGCAACCGGCAAAAGTCTGCCCTCGATGGGTGCTGCCTCGACGTCGCTGAGTTCCAGACCGTCGCGCAGCCAGAGGGCCGATTTACCGATTGCGGAGGCGAGTTTTTGCATTTCCTCGCCGCGGGGCTGCTCAATCTTGCCGTTCAGATATTTGTTTATGTTCGCATAAGGAATACCCGCGCGCCGTGCAAGTTCCGCACCGCTCCATCCAAGCTCGATCCTACGAGAGTCCAGTCGCTTCCACCAAGTCATAAAGCGCATAATAAATCCGGAATTTTTTTCTGGTGTAGATTTCCCATGGCTTGAAGGTAGATTTAAAATCTAGTACAGCTTCGTGCATGGATGCGGAAATCACAGTTACGAAAATCATCAAAGAGGCGGGCGGGGTCGCCGCAATCGAGCGCGCGTGCATCGACGCCGGCGTGGCGATTACCCGCGACGCTATCTACAAGTGGCGGCACACGGGTATTCCTGATCGCCACTGGCGCGTCCTTATTCCGCTGACAGCCTTTGGTCCTGAGGAGTTCTATCGCGCGAATTGCATTGCGCGGGACATTCCCTATCCGGAAACCTCGGAGGCCGCCGAATGACCCTCTCCCTGAAGCGTGGCATCCCCAATCCATGCCGCGCCACCTCGCGCCGGACGGGCGGACCCCAAGCGTCCGGCGCGATTTTCTTTTGCTGGAGCGGTCCTGCTGTTCTCCGCTTCGGCATGCGCCCGGCGGCTTTGCGGCAACCGGGTGCGCCCCTGTTTGCGTTTGCTTTGTCATGCGGTCCTCCGTGATCTCTTGATGAGCTGAGTTCTCACATTTCCGCATCGTTCCCGCCACGGGAAAAACCCGCCGGAATTCCCGGCGCGGGAAGGCTTTTGTTTTGTCTGGAGTGACTGACATGGACGCATTTCTCTACCGCGTGAAGGCGGCGCAAAGGGACCTCATCGAACGCTGCGGCGGCATCATGCGCGTCGTCGAGAAATCGGGCTATTCCAAGAGCGAGGTCGGACGCTGGAACAACGGTTCCGAACCCGACCTGATGCCGGTCGGCGCGATCGCCGTACTGGAGCGCGATTGCGGCCAGGCGCTGGTGACGGCGGTGCTCGCCGAAACCAACGGTCGGCGATTGACCGATCCGGACGAAGCCCGCAAGGCCGAAATCAGCGTCCTCACCAGCCATGCCGAGCTGATGCGGCATTCCGCCGAAGTGGCGAACGCAATCGCCGTGGCGATCAGTGACGGCCAGGTGACGCCTTCGGAAGCGACCACCATCGACCGGCTGGCGGGGGGACTGGAGCGCGCGGCCTCCGACATGCGCGCAGCACTCGCCGTCATCAAGGCGGCCGGCGGCGTCAAGGCAGGCCTCAAGGTCGTGAGCGGGGAGTGACGATGGTGACCGAGCCCGGCCTCAACCGCGACGGACGGCTGCTGCTCTACCGAGCGGCGCAATTCATCGACCGCCATGGCCGCGCCTATCCGCTTTCGCTCGAAAGCGACAAGCGCGGTGCCGAGGTGGCAGTTGCCGGCGGCTATGCCGAGCGCCTGGCCGACGATCCGCATTTCGTGACCGTGACCGAGAAGGGCCGCGGCTACATCGACGCTTTGATGAGGGCTGAGTGATGAATGCATCTGCTGCCGTTTCTGCCGCCGTCGCGCTGCGCACGATCACGCCGCTCGATTTTCCCGATCTGCCGCGCGCCGGGGTGCCGGACTGGATGCCCGAGGTGCGCCTGGTCAAGCCCGCCGAGCTCGTCGTCGACGAAGGCTATCAGCGGGGCCTTTCCGATCGCTCCATCCGGCTGATCCGCAAGATCGTCGCCGAATGGAGCTGGCTTGCCTTCAAGCCGCCGATCGTCGTCGAGGTCGATGCCCGGCTCCATGTGATCGACGGGCAGCACACGGCGATCGGCGCCGTCACCCATGGCGGCATTGCGCTGATACCGGTGCTGGTCGTGCGGGCGGAGGCGGTGGCTGAACGCGCCTCGGCCTTTGTGCGTCACAACCGCGACCGCATCCAGGTGACGGCGACGCAGCTGCATGCGGCTCTCGTCGCTGCCGGCGATGAAGACGCGCTGACCATGGCGCAGGTCTGCGATCGCGCCGGCGTGACACTGCTCAAAAATCCGCCGCCCTTCGCCAAATTCAAGCCGGGCGACAGCATGGCGGTTTCGACGATTGCCTCGGTGATCTCGCGCCGGCACGCCAGGGGCGCGCGCGAGATCCTTGAAATCTGCGTCAAGGGCAGGGCGGCGCCGGTTAGCGCCATCCTGATCCGTGCCGTCGAGCATCTTCTGTTTGCCACCGAATACAAGGGGCAGATCGAGCCCGACCGGATCTCGGCGCTGCTGCAGGCAATGCCCGCGCAGCTGGAGACCGAAGCCAAGCGGTTCGCGGCCGAGCGTAAGGTGCCGCTCTGGCGGGCGACGGCCTCGGTCATTTTCATGAACCGGAGAAAAGCGCGTGGATGATCTGGTCGATATCCTCCGGACAGAGAACGAGACGCTGCGCGAACGCGTGCGGCAGCTCGAAGCTCTGCTCTTGCCGGAAGATATCGAGATCCCGATTGAGTGGCGGCTGGTCAATGCCGAGCGCCGGATCTTCGCGGCGCTGACCCGGCGTGAGATCGTCACCAAGGACATGCTTTACGAGGCGCTCTATGGTGACCGGCTCGATCTTGACAAGGAAATCGAGATCAACTGCGTCGAAAGCCATGTCAGCAAGCTCAAGCGCAAGGTGAAGCCGTTCGGCGTCGTCATCATCAGCCGCCGCTTCGTCGGCTACAGCCTGCTCAACCGAGAGAAATACGCCCATACCCCCCCCGTTCCGGTAACGAAGACGGTGGCGCGGCATGGATGATCTCGTCGACCTCCAGCGCGACCGCATCGCCTTCCTCGAAGAACGCGTCCGTCAACTTGAGGAGGCGCTGATGCCTGCGAGCGTGATGGCGCCTATCGAATATCAGCTGACGGCGAATGAAGCGCGTGTTTTCTCGCATCTCGCCAGCCGTGACTTCGGAACGAAGCAATCGATCATGATGGCGCTCTACAGCGACCGCGCGGAAGAGCCTGAAATCAAGATCGTCGATGTGTTCGTGTGCAAGATGCGCCGCAAGCTCAAGCCGTTCGGTGTGCGGATCGAAACGATCTGGGGGCAGGGGTATCGGCTGGCGCGGCCTGGCATGGCGGAGGTGGCGGCGTGAGCGACGATACACCGATCACCATTTCTGGTCCTGGCGATCTTTCAGTCGAGACGACGCTCGGCGCCATCAAGGCTGCCGGCGACGCGGCGGCTAAAGGCATCATTCCATCGCGCACCGACGCTTCCGATCTCGCCGCGACCATCGAGCGGGCGCGGGCGCTGCTCGACGATGGCGATTATCAGGCGGCGCTGCTGCTTTCTACAGGCGCCTACGAGCAGGCGAAGGCAGCGGCCGGCTATGCCGAGAAGGTGAAGGCAAGCCGCCAGCTGATCGACAAGGCCCGGCGCATGCAGGCGGACGCTCTGAAGATCGAAAGCGTCTGCTACGTGGCGATGGCGAATGCTGTCGACGAGGCGCAGGCGAAGGGACAGGTGGCGAAGCCGGGACAGAAGGCAAATGTCCCGGGCTCGGACATTTTCACGCTGGACGACGTCGGCGTCGATCGCCGGCGGCTGCTCGAGGCCCGCAAGCTGCGCGACGCTGAGGTGAAGGATCCTGGGATCGTCGAGCGGGCGATCGAGGCGCGGCTTTCGCAGGGCTTGGAGCCGAGCCGCGCCAATCTGCGCGCCGCTGTCGGCACGGCCTCCGCCAGCAAGGAAGATCGGGGCGACAACTTCTATCAGACGCCGGCCTGCGCCACGCGCACGCTGCTCGCCTTCGAAAGCTTCTCGCCGACCATCTGGGAATCTTCCTGCGGCCTCGGCGCGATTTCGCGGGTGCTGGAAGAGGCTGGCTATGAGGTTGTTCTTACGGATCTCGTCGATCGGCAGACTGTAACGCAGCACGGCGAGCTGCAGGGCGTCGGCGATTTCCTAGCCAGCCAGCCGGAAGCACCGGGCGAGGGGCACGATATCTGCACTAATCCGCCCTATGGCGAGGTGCTGAACGATTACGTCGCGCATGCGCTGCGCGTCCACCGGCCGCGCAAGATGGCGCTGCTGCTCAACCTCAATTTCCTCTGCGGCTTCGACGACGACGCCCGCAATTTCGTCATGGACGAAAACCCGCCGGCGCGCGTCTACGTCTTCAAGCGTCGCCTGCCGATGATGCATCGCGAGGGTTATGAGGGGCCGAAGGCATCGAGCCGCATGAACACCGCCTGGTTCGTCTGGGAGCGGCAGGACGATGGCAGCTACGGCGACACGACGATCGTCAAGCGCGTCGACTGGAAGGATTACGAGGATGCGGACGCGCTGGAGCCCGGCGAGGGCGGCAATGCCAGCGGCGTGCGCTTCGAAGAGTTCAAGCGTGAGACGCCGCGCAAGACGCTCGACGAGCGCGTCGAGGAAGTCTCTTCCAGGGCTCTGCTCTGGTGCGCGGGCAAGGATGATTTTGACGCCGTTGAACTGCGCCGGGCGATCGGCGTGCGCCCGACGACTGCGGAAGGCGCCATTCACTGGATGCTGGAAAAGCGGCTTATAGACCCCGCGGGCGAAGGTCGGTTCAAGGTGGCGAGCGACGGCTGGACTGCCCTCAGGGCCACGGCGGCCGTCATCAACGATCCCAAGCTGATCAGTCTCATCGAGCAGATCCAGGCGGTGCCCGCATGAGTGATCACCAAACGCCCACACCCGATTTCTCGCCGGCCATGCTGAAGGGCTTTCTGCGCGCCCGCGTAAAGATGCAATTCTACATGGCGGCTTATCCAAATTCGCCACTGAAGGCCGCACCTGATCAGGAGCATCGCGAGGCGCGGCTGCGCGGCGAGCTGCGCAAGTTGGCGGGCGTCAGCGCCAAGGATTTCAATCGGGCATGGACGGGTCTCGGCATCGATGTCGACGCACGGCTGAAGTTGTGGCGGGCGCTCGGCGTCAGCCCGACGGCGCACGGGGTGCGTCTGATCGGGACGGACCAGCAGGAGTGGATGGCACATAGGAGGGCGGACGATGCAGCCTGAGATCGACCGGGCCCGCCTTGCCCGCGATGTACGCCAGTGGCTTTCCGACAACGATCTGACGACGCGCAGCGCCCAGCAGGCCTGCCCCGGCCTCAACCCCGCGATGATCTCGCGGGCGTGCAGCCAAAGCATTCTTTCGGCGGCGAGCATGCTGGCGCTCTGCGCGGCGATGAAGCGCGATCCGACCGCCTACCTGATCTTTGTCGATAAGAGAAATCAAGCTGTTACAGCAAACGTTCATCGTGAAACACGAGGTGCGGCATGAGCATCGAACTCGGCAGCTGGGTGCTTCCCCTCGGCGTTACCATCATCGCCTTCGGCTTTGCGCTCGCCAGCGTCAAGATAGGCGATATCGCCTACTTCAGTCGAACGATCTTCAACTTGCTGATCGTGTCGCTCGCCGCGATCGCGTCGCTGTCGACGTGGCTCGCCTGGGTTCTGGTGATCCGATGAACGTGCTGCCGATCATCGAAGGGCTAACAGACAGCAACGCACCGTCAGACTGGGCGCTGTGGCTGATGCGCTGCCCGCTCGGCATCATCCACCGCGAGCAGATGACGATCCGCCGGATCCTGCAACAGCGCGGCTTTGCCGCCGGCGTCGCCTATCTCGACGCGCTGCTTGCCTATTCGAACGCAACGAGACTGCCGGACGGGACATTTCCCGCGACGGTCGTGATGCCCGTGCACATGGCGGCCGGGGCAATGAGGGAAGCGGCGCGGGCCGCAGAGGGGCAAGCATGAATTCGATGGCAATGCCGAAGAGTTTCGGGCTCGACAATCGCATGACCGTGGTTCTCTTCGCCGGCATGGGCGGCGGCTGCGACGGGCTAGAGGACGCAGGCTTTCACGTGCACCTCGCCGTCAATCACGATCCGCTGGCGATCGCGATGCATGAAAAGCGCCACCCGCATACGCGGCACCTGCGCTGCGACGTCTTCGAGGTCGATCCGAAGGAAGCCACGCGCGGCCGTGGCGTTCGCATCCTGCATGCCTCTCCCGACTGCACGCATTTCTCGGTCGCCAAGGGTTCCAAGCCGGTCAGCAAGCGGCGGCGCTCGCTCGCCTGGGTGATCCCGCGCTGGGCAGGGCAGGTGCGCCCCGAGGTGATCACCATGGAGAATGTCCAGGAGATCAAGACCTGGGGTCCGCTAATCTGCAAGCGCGACAAGAAGTCGGGCAGGGCGATGCGCCGCGACGGATCGGTCGCCGCCAAGGGCGAGCGCATTCCGCTCGAAGAGCAGTGGCTGATCCCGGATCCGCGCCACAAGGGGCGCATTTGGCGCGCCTGGCTGAAGCATATGGAAGGCCTCGGCTACAGCTTCGATCACCGCGTGCTCGTCTGCGCTGATTTTGGCATTCCGACCATCCGCAAGCGCTTCTTCGGCGTGGCGCGCGCCGACGGCGGCCAGATCTACTGGCCGGAGCGCACGCATGCGCCGCGTGACAAGGCGAAGGCGCTCGGCCTCAAGCCGTGGGTCGGCGCGCATACGATCATCGACTGGTCGCTTCCGGTGAAATCCATCTTCGGCCGCAAGAAGCCGCTCGCCGACGCCACGCTGCGCCGGATCGCCCGCGGCGTCATGCGCTACGTCGTCAACGCCAACAAGCCGTTCATCGTGCCGATCACCCATGCCGGCGGCGACAGGGTGCATGCGGTCGACGAGCCGCTGCGCACGCTGACGACGGCGCATCGCGGCGAGCTGATGCTCGTTGCGCCGACAATCGTCGATACAGCGCACGGCGAGGGTCAGGGGCGCGGAGTCTCTGAGTGGTCAGCCGAAGAACCGCTGCGCACGGTGGCGGCTAGCCCGGGCAAGGCGGTCATCTCGGCGCATCTGACGAAATTCCGCACCGGCTCGACCGGCTCGAATATTGAGCAACCATTGCCGACTTTCACCGCGAACAATTTCGAGAAGCGGCCGGGCGGCGCGCCTCCGCTCGGCGTCGCCGCGGTGCATCTCTCGACGATGCGGAACGCGCAGAAGCCATTCGGCGCGGCCGACGAGCCGCTGCATACGGTCACGGCTGGCGGGGCGGGAATATCTCTCGTAGCGGCGACGATGGTGCAGACGGGTTATGGCGAGCGTGAGGGGCAAGCGCCTCGGGCGTTGGATATCGAGGAGCCGGTCGGAACTGTGGTGGCTGGCGGCTCAAAGGCGGCGGTCGTTGCGACGTTTCTGGCGCAGCACAACAGCGATCCGCGTGCCGACGGTTCCGTCAAGTTCCGGGCAGGGCGTGATGTGGCCGAGCCGTTGGCCACGGTCACGACTGACCATCAGCAAGCAGTCGTCGCCGCATTCATGGCGCAGCACAATACCGGCGTTGTCGGCCACTCGGCGGAAGAGCCGCTGTCGACGATGACGACCGGCGGCGATCGCGGACAGACGCAGCAGGGCGTCGTGACGGCGGCGCTCGGTAGCCTTCGCGGAACTAATCGACATGGGCAGGACATCCGCCATCCTCTGCCGACGCAGACCTGCGGGGGCGGGCGTGGCGGGCATGAGATGCTGATCCTGCCGTTTCTGCAAACATATTACGGCTCGGGCGAAAACAGTCACGATGTCCGCGACCCGCTGCACACACTGACCGTCAACGATCGGCACGGCTTGGTCACTGTCGTGGTCAACGGCCAGACGATGGTCATCACCGATATCTGCATGCGCATGCTCGACCCGCTCGAGGGCGCGGCGGCGCACGGCTTCGATCCGAAGAGCTTCGACCACGTGATCGAGTTCACCGACGAGAAGGGCCGGCACGTGAAGCGCAAGCCGACAAAGACCGAGCTCGGCCACCTCGTCGGCAACAGCGTGCCGAAGAAGATGATCCGCCTGCTGGCGGAGTGCAACGGACGTTACGAATTCGTCGAGGCTGCGGAATGAACGATTACAGCGCCTTCCTGCGCAACAAGATGCGCATTGCCACCGCCACCGGCTTCGACGTCCGAGAAAGCGATCTCAACCGCCAGCTTGCTCCGCATTGCCGGAAAATCGTCCAGTGGGCGCTGCGCGGCGGCCAGCGGGCAGTCTTTGCCAATTTCGGCCTGCACAAGACCTCGATCCAGATCGAACTGATGCGCAAGATCCGCCAAACCATCGGCGGCAATTGCCTGATCGTGCTTCCGCTCGGCGTGCGGCAGGAGTTCTTCGACGAGGCGGAAGAACGTTTCACGGGCGATTGCGCGGTGCGGCTCAAGTTCATCAGGTCGACGGCCGAGATGGGCGACGAGCTCGACGGGCGCGTCGAAGGCAACCCGCTGATCTACCTGACGAACTATGAGAGTGTCCGCGAGGGCAAGATCGACGTTTCCCGCTTCATCGCCGCCAGCCTCGACGAGGCGGCCGTCCTGCGCGGCTACGGGACAAAGACGTTCCAGACATTCCTGCCGCTGTTCGAAAGGGTGCGTTACAAGTTCGTCGCCACGGCAACGCCGAGCCCGAACCGGCTAAAGGAACTGATCCACTATGCCGGCTTCCTCGGCGTCATGGACACCGGGCAGGCCCTGACGCGTTTCTTTCAGCGCAATTCTGAGAAAGCCGGCGACCTGACGCTCTTCCCGCACAAGGAAGAGGAGTTCTGGCTGTGGGTGCATAGCTGGGCGATCTTCCTGCAGAAGCCGTCCGATCTCGGTTTCTCCGACGAGGGCTATCAGCTGCCACCCATGAAGGTGCACTGGCATGAGGTGGCGCTCGATCCGCGCTCTGCCGGATACGATCGCGATGGGCAGGGGCTGCTGATCCACAATGCGGCGCTGGGCGTGACGCAGGCAAGTCGGGCGAAGCGGGAAAGCCTCGATGCCCGCATCGCCAAGATGCGCGAACTGATCGCGCAGGATCCGGAAGCGCATCGCATCCTTTGGCACGACCTCGAGGACGAGCGCCGCGCGATCGAGGAGGCGGTTCCGGGTGTGGCCTCGATCTACGGCTCGCAATCGATCGAACTGAACGAGGCGAATGCGCTCGGCTTCAAGCATGGCCGGATCCGCGATCTCGCCACCAAGCCGGAAATGTCCGGCGCCGGCTGCAATTTCCAGAAACACTGCCACTGGGAAATCTTCGTCGGGATCGGCTTCAAGTTTCACGACTTCATCCAGGCTATCCATCGCATCGTCCGCTTCGGCCAGGTGCATGAATGCCGGATCGACATCATCTATTCCGAGGCGGAGCGCGAGGTGCGACGCGCCATGGAGCGCAAGTGGCGCGACCATGACGAGATGATGGAGCGGATGGCCGGGATCGTCCGCCGCTATGGGCTCGACCAGCTGCCGGTCGCCGATCTCCTGAAGCGGTCAGTCGGACTGGAGCGGCGCGTCGAGACGGGCGATTCCTTCAAGATCGCCAATAACGACTGCGTCGAGGAGGCGCGGCTGACGGCCGAGAACTCGGTCGGTCTGCTGGTCACCTCGATCCCGTTTTCCAACCACTACGAATATACCGAGAGCTACAACGACTTCGGCCATACCGACGACAACGATCACTTCTGGTCGCAGATGGATTATCTGACGCCGGAACTCCTGCGCATCATCCAGCCCGGCCGGCTCGCCTGCATTCACGTCAAGGATCGGGTGATGTTCGGCGCCGTGACGGGCGAGGGTGTGCCGACGATTTCGCCGTTCCACGCCGAGGCGATCTTCCACTACCTCAAGCACGGCTTTCAGTATTGCGGCATGATCACCGTCACGACCGACGTCGTTTCGGAGAACAATCAGACCTATCGGCTGACCTATTCCGAGATGATGAAGGACGCCACGAAGATGGGCGTCGGCTGCCCGGAATATGTCCTGCTCTTTCGCAAGCCGCAGACGGACCGCTCGAAGGGCTATGCCGACGAGCGGGTCGCGCATCAGCCGCCGCTCGTCATTGCCGCCGACGGCTCGCACGTGCCCTGGACGGACGGCGATCGGCGCGCGCATGTGCCTGGCAGCGGCTACACGCTGGCGCGCTGGCAGCTCGACGCGCACGCCTTCTGGCCTTCCTCTGGCAACCGCCTGCTGACGACGGACGAGATGGTGCGGATGGGGCCGAAGGTGGTCTCGGACCTGTTCAAGCAGCTGCAGGACGGCGAGGCCGTCTACGACTTTGACGAACACGTGCGGCTCGGCGAGGAGCTGGCGGCGCGCGACAATCTCTCCAAGACGTACATGACGCTCGCGCCTCGCTCCAAGGATCCGGCCGTCTGGACCGATATCGTGCGCATGCGGACGCTGAACGGCGAGCAGGCGCAGCGCAACCTCGAAAAGCACGTCTGCCCGCTGCAGATCGACATCGTCGACCGGCTGATCGAGCGGTACTCAAACCCGGGCGACAACGTCTACGACCCCTTCGGCGGGCTGATGACGGTGCCTTATCGCGCCATCCTGAAGGGGCGGCGCGGGCAGGCCTCCGAACTCTCCGCCACCTATTTCCGCGACGGCCTGCGCTACTGCAGGGCCGCCGAAGCGAAGATCGCGGTTCCCGACATGTTCGATGTGCTCGACGCAGTGGCGGAGGCGGCTGAGTGAGCAATCCCCTGACCTGGCGCGACGATATTTACCGGCGGCTCGCCAAGTCCGGCGCCGTGGACGTCGGCGCGGTCTATCCGCCGAAGGCGGGCGGCAGGCTGTGGCGCTGGCGGATCTGGCTGACGGCGAGCGGGACGAAAGCAGAAGGCACAAGTGGAACCGAAGCCGAGGCGCAGCGGCGCGTCGAGGAGCGATTCCAGCAATTCCTGACGGCGGCGAGCCTGTCGCCGTCAGGTTCTGACTGACTGACATTACGAGGGGCAGACACATGAGCAATCTTGCGCGCAATGCGGCATGCGTGCGCACCGGGACAATCGTCCAACGATCAAGCCGCCTCCAGCCCGATCACCAGGCGCTTGCCCATGGCGGCCAGCGCGCTGACCAGCAGCGGCATCTTCGTGCTGGTGTCGGGATCCAGCAGCCGGCGCACTTCCTTCTCGTTCTTTCCCATGCGGCGGGCGAGCTCGGTTCGCGGAATGCCGGCCTCCTGGAAGGTCTCGATGACGGCGATCTTAGCGGCGACCTCGGGGTCGGGCATGATCATCACGCCGTCGGCCGTGGGCGTGGGCAGGGGCTTGCCTATCTCCAGATAGGTGAGCAGGGCGACGCCGAGCGCATCGGCCGCCATTTCGCGGGCCTGCGCCATATCATCCCCCTCGGTGATTGCCTCGGGGATATCGGCGAAGCTGACGGTAAAGCCGCCCTCGCGTTCCGTCGGCTCGAAGGTCGCCGCGTAAGCGTATGTCTTCATGGTCTTCTCTCCTTGGCCGCAGCTGGCCTGTGGGGACATGGGCAAGCGGTATTCACGCGAAAGTCCAGGGCTCAGATGAGCCCCAGACCTTTTCGTATCTTCGCCGCCGTCTTCGGGTCTATCTCGCGGCTCGGGAGGGTCGTGAAGCGGTCTCCTAACCAGACCGTCGCATGCCCGCCCTTGCCCTTCGATTTGCTGACCCGGAAGGAAAGGCCGCGTTGTTTTGCTTCTTCCCTGAGTTCAGCGATGAAGCGATCCCGCTTGTCCATGTCCATCTCCGTTTCAATGAAAACATATTCGGACATTTTTGTCCGAACGTCAAGCAAATTCGGACATTTTTGTCCGAATTTTGCAAGGGTTGGAGGTGGGGCGTGAGCCACGAAGCCACCATGTGGGCGGTCAAGGTGCGCGGCATCAGCTGCACTGAGGCGCGTGTGCTCTGGCACCTCGCCGACTGCCACAATCCTATCTTCGGCTGCTATCCGAAGCAGGACTATCTCGCCAATGCCTGCGAGATTGACGAGCGCTCTGTGCGGCGGTCGCTGACGTCGCTGCGCGATAAGGGACTGGTCAACTGGATCGAGCAGCGCGAGGGAAAAAACCGCAAGGCGAACCGCTATAGCCTCGGTTTCGAGGCCGGTTTCCGCCGCTTCGAAGGCAGTGATTCCGCCGAAAATGAACCGGACAATTTGTCCGCTTCAAGCGAGGCGTCAACCGGACAGGAAGGTACCCTTCAACCGGACTCAAATGACGCTTTCAACCGGACTCCTGAGTCCTCAATAGAACCTGTAAGGGAACCTGTAATAGAACCCGTAAGAGAGAGAGGGAGCGCGCGCGAGGTTTCGGAAGATGATCCGAAAGCACTGCGGAAGCGGTTCCAGGCTCTCATCGTCGGCCGCCATGACAATCCCTGGCCGGATGTGCTCTCGTCGGCACCGGAATGGGCTTTCCAGCAGTTCGTCAAGCTTTCGCCGGAAGAGCGGCTGCGGGCCGAGGACCGGCGCGACGCTTATCTCGCTGCCTGCCCGAAGCTTCAGTCCGGCGAGCACAAAGGCAAGCCGAAGGCTGCGGCGCTCGGCGTCTATCTCCGCGATAAGATGTTTGACCTCGTCGAGGCGATCGCACCTCAGGCCGTCAGCCGGCAGGCCGAGAAGCGCCGGCAGGAGGAAAGCATACCAGTCGCGCCTTTCGGGCCGATTTGGGCGGGCAAGCGGGCGCTGGCGCTGCTCGACGGCCCGGTGGCGATAGACCTGCCCGATAACCTCTTCGAGCTCGCGGTCGAGACATACAATCGCCTGCGCCGCTCAAGTGAAACCACGGCCAGGACCTGGGCCAACAATCGCGGCATCACCGTTGATGGCAACGAATTGGTGTTTCCGGATGACTACCGTGTCCAGGAGCGCCGGCGCCGGGAGATCGACAGCGGTTATCCCGAGGCGCACGCGCTCGACAGGCTTGTGAAGGAACGCAGCAAGGGCTCCGCCGATCCGCGCTTCGCAATGCTCTCAGAACTCTGCGAGGCCGTGCCTGTGGGCTCGGAAACGTACGAACGATGGCGCGCCTATCACCTGCAGATGAACTGGCCATTCGTCCCGGATCCCGGTGGCATGCGAGTGGTCTACTTCCCCAAGGGGGGGCCGGAAGGGCTTGAAGAGTTTGAACGCGCGGCGAACGCGGCTTTGATGATGGAGCGGGGCGATGACCATGCAGTTTAGGAAGGGTGATCTTGGCACGATCGTGGTCAGCGCTGAAGCGTGGATGAAACGTGACGGAGCTGCCGCCAGTGCCAGGCTGCGGATTGATCATCTGAATATGGCCTCGAGGGGTGCGGTGATTCGTTTGGCGAAGGATGCCGAATTGCCGAAGCCGGGTTGGTTTTGCCTCAGGGTCGCCACCGGGCGTGAGAAGGCTGTGGAAAAAGTGTTGGAGGCCTCGGATGTGGAATCACTAGTTGTGATGACGAACGAGTGCAAGGTAGTGAAGCGGGGGCGTGTCTGCATCATTCCGCCGCGTCCGGTCATCCTTGGTTATGTGCTTGTCCACTGCTCTCCGATCGCTCAGGCGATGATGGGATTGCTGCACGTGAAGGACGTCATAGACGTGGTGGGTGGGGCAATTCGGCCATACCGCGCAGACATTGATTCCATCAGCCGATTCAAGAAGATGGCGATGGAAGGGAAATACGACAGGAGCGCCAGCAAGCAGCATCAGTTCATGGTAAAAGAGCGGGTTCGCATCACCGAAGGACCGTTTGCTTCATTCCCTGGCATTGTCGTGTCCATCGACGATGAGAAGGGATATCTGTCCCTCGAAGTGGACATTTTCGGCAGGCCGACGCCTGTTCAACTGATGCTTGATCAGATCGAAAAAATATGATCAGAGTCCCGCCGTGGACGATCCTAGATCCCAGCGTGGGCTTTGAGTCGGTGGCGCGATCACCGGCAAACGGGGCAACAAACCTCGGAGCTGCTTACCGGTAGGACCCCGCTTTGACAGCCTCGCGACGAGGTGCCGAGTCAGGGCAAGTGCTACTGCATTGTTTCCCAAGTTGATTGATGTTGAGAGCGGTCCATCGGGCCGCTTTTTGCGTTCTTGAGTATGGGCAAGCTTCGGACGATCAGCACCACGCTGCGCACTGTCGAGACGCGCACCGTCATCCCTGAAAGCAAGAAGGCAGATGCCTTTTACCTATCGCCAGAGTGGCGCGCGCTGATGTCCGAAATCATCCGTCAACGCGGCAGGGTCTGCGAGGATCCTCGTTGCGACGGGCGAACCCACAAGCGGGGCATGCGAGTGTTCGGCGATCACATCGTCGAGCTCAAGGATGGGGGCGCACCCCTCGACCCGAACAACGTGATGCTTCGATGTGGCGCATCCCATACCCGCAAGACCGCGGCTGCCAGAGCGAAGCGCCTGGCCGAGCGGTTCTAGGAGAGCATCATGACTGAAGAGAAATTACCTCCGGTTACGATAGAGATCACACTCTCTGCTGTCGCCGCGCCGAAAGAGATAGCGCTGGCCGCGATGGTTGCCGAGCTCCTCAATCATTCGTACTTCAACGACATCTCGGTCGCCCACAAAAGGGCGGCACTCCAGTTCGTCGGTGAGACGCGAGGTGCCCAGGTCGCAGTGCGTGTCGCGGCTGAGGGTGGGGCGGTCGATGGTCGGGTCAAGACCTTGGTCGGGGAGGCGATCGACGCCAGCATCGCTCGAGGGGGTAGGGGGTTTAGAAGTCTATAGCCTCCTTAGGCCCCTAACCGCATGGGTCCCATTCGCATCTTTTTTTTCTGATGGCTGACGATTTAGACCTCTTTGGTAATCCTTACCACCCTGCCGGTCGCGCGCAGGGTAGGCCGGAGCACGTCCCGACGGAAGAAAACATCATAAATGTCATGGTGTTACTGGCGTCTGGAATGACGAACGCCGAAGTGGCGAAAACGGTCGGGCTCTCCACGCCGACTTTGCGCAAACATTATTTTCACTTGCTCAAGCAGCGCGAGGTGATGCTGACCCGATTGAAGGCAAGGCTCCGGACGGCGCAGATCCAGCAGGGCCTGGCTGGGAACGCGGCTGCTCTTTCCGGAGCGTTGAAGATGCTGGATTCGGTCACTGCCGAAAAGGTGAACCGAGACATGCAGAGCAAGGCAGCGAACAAACCTTCGGGACCGAAGGGGTATGTGTCGAAGAAAGAGCAGCGCCTCGACAATGCTCGGGTGATCAGCGGCGGCGGCCGCTACGCGGTACCAGCCGGCCCGCGACTAATCGCCAACAATGGGCAGTCAGTCGCTGCAGATGACGAGGTTTAGCGTAATCCGCGCCCGGCGGTACCGGGTATCACAAGAAGGAGAAGGCGCATGAGCGCACCGGTCGTAACTGCGAAATTCCGTTGCATGAACATCAACCACGCCCACACCGGACCGGCCAGTTCGGTGGCAACTGTCAGCATGTTCCCAGTGTGGGAGCAGGACGGTGTGAACAAGAAATGGTCCCAGGCAACTCCCAACGGAAAGTTGGAGATGACGATCACGGTACCTGAGAGCGTAGCTCAGTTTGAGCTCGGCAAGGAATACTTCCTCGACTTTAGGCCGGCGGACTGAATTTCGATGCGCCGCCCGATGATCGTTTTGGCTGTCCTGATTATCGCTTCATTCTGGTCCCTGGCTCTCCTGATCACTCAGGCGCCAGCGAAGCAGGTGGCGGAGCGGCCGGTCATCAGCGAGAAGCGGGCGGCTCCCAGTTTTTCGACGTGCCGGGCTGATGTCAACGCTGCCCGGCGCATCACCTGGCTCTTGCGCGATAGGGATGGCAGCGTGAAAGCTGCTGGCTTCGTCATCGTGCGAAAGTGCAGTTGGTAAGGATATGCGCTACTCGACGGCATGTCCGGACTGGGAGCGGCGGATCGTTGCAGGTGAAAGCCTGATTCCGATCGAGCCGCTTTTCCCCGACGAGGCTCAAGCCGCCCTCGATGTGTTCAAGTCGTTGCAGATCACGGATCTGCCGCAGGTCTTTGACCGCAAGACAGGCCAGACCAGACATCCGACATTCGGCGAGTCCTGCGAACAGTTCGTGTTCGATTTCGTGGCGGCCGTCTTCGGGGCCTATGACGAGGGCTCGGCCCGGCGGTTGATCGAAGAGTTCTTCCTGCTGATCAGCAAGAAGAACGGCAAGTCCACCATCGTCGCCGGCATCATGGTTACGGCTCTGATCCGCAACTGGCGTTCGCATCAGGAGCTGCTGATCCTGGCGCCGACGCGAGAGGTCGCGGAAAACTCGTTTGGTCCGGCCGCAGCGATGATCCGCGCGGATCCTGAACTGTCGGTGCTCCTGCATGTGCAGGACAATGTGAAGTCGATCACACACACGATCACCAAGGCAGTGCTGAAGATCGTGTCTGCGGATTCCGGGACCGCGGCAGGCAAGAAAGCGGGCTTCGTTCTGATCGACGAGCTCTGGCTGTTCGGCAAGAAGGCCGGCGCGGCCGGCATGTTGCAAGAAGCGACCGGCGGCCTGATATCGAGGCCGGAAGGCTTCGTCATCTATATTTCGACGCAGGCTGACGCGCCGCCGGCGGGTATTTTCAAGCAGAAGCTGGACTATTTCCGGGACGTTCGCGACGGCAAGATCAACGATCCGCAGAGCCTGCCGGTGCTCTACGAATTTCCGGATGCGATGATTGCCAGCGAGGCTTATCTGGATCCGGAGAACTGGTATGTGACCAACCCGAACATGGGGCGGTCCGTTCGCCGGGAATGGCTCGAGCGGAAGATGCTGAACGTCCGATCCGGTGAGGACGATGAAGGCGATACATATCAAGGCTTCCTTGCCAAGCATCTCAATGTCGAGATCGGAATGGGGCTCAGGGCGAACCGCTGGCCAGGCGCCAATCATTGGGCTGCCGCCGTCGACGAGGAACTGGCGGCGCTCGCGCCATTCGATGCTCTGGAGCGAATGCTCGATCGCATCGACGTTGCGGTGGTTGGTGCCGACGGCGGTGGCCTCGACGACTTGTTCGGTCTGACGATCGTCGGTCGGGAGCCGGAGGAGCTGGAAGTCCGGATCAAGGTCAACGGCCGCGAGACCGTGGTCTGGATGAAGCGGTGGCTCTGCTGGTCGCACGCCTGGTGCCATCGCGAGGTGTTGATACGGCGCAAGAAGATCGCGCCGGTTCTCCTCGACTTCGAAAAGTCGGGGCATCTCACGATTATCGACAATGCGCTCGAAGACATCGCGGCGATCGTCGACGTCGTGAAAATGATCAAGGATCGCGATCTGCTTGCGTCTGTTGCGGTCGACCCGGCCGGGATTGGCGACTTTGTGGACGCGCTGGCGATGCCGGAAATTGACGTGACCCAGGATAATGGCCTGCTGGTTGGCGTGCCCCAAGGCTACGCGATGATGAACGCGATCAAGACAGCGGAGCGCCGGCTGTCTAACAAGATGCTGCTGCATACCGGCAGTCCGATGATGTCATGGGCAGTTTCCAACCTGAAGATCGAGCCGACGGCGACGGCGATTAGAGCGACGAAGCAGACAGCTGGCGACGCGAAAATCGATCCAGTCATGGCGCTCTTCGACGCGGTCACGATCATGACCAAGAACCCCGAACCGAAGAAGATCCGGTCGGTTTACGAGAAACGTGGATTGAGGGTGGCCTGATGGAGAGACCGCAGAGCGAGCGCTCGGATTCGAGCCTGAGAGTCGACCGCCAGACGATCCGCGAGATCGTCGGGGCGGCGGGGGCGGCGTTGGCGGGTTACGGGGCGTGGTTGTCCTATCCGCCGGCGGGCTTCATGGTCGCGGGCGGGATCCTCGTCGGTCTCGCGGCGATCGGCACTCTCCGTGGTGGCCGGTAATGGGGCTGTTTTCTGCCATCCTCGGCGGTTACCGGGCGACCGAGGACGAGTCCTCGGATCCGTTGTACCTCGACGATCCTGCCGATCGCTGGTTCGACGGCGACCTTTCGCGGATGAGCAATTCCGGACGCCACGTCTCTGTCGACGGCTCTATGCGCGTCTCGGCCGCCTATGCCTGCATCGCTCTGCTGTCGAAGACGGTGGCGACGCTTCCGCTCCGCATGTATCGCAAGGAACCGGGCACGGGCAGGACATTCGAGGCTCCCGAGCACCCACTGAACGAGCTGCTCGAGCATCAGCCGAACCCCTGGCAGTCGGCATGGGATTTCAAAGCGATGCTGATGGGGCACCTGGCGCTCAGGGGCAACGGTTATGCCGAGATCATTGCCGGCCCGCGTGGATTTGCCGATCGGCTGGAGCCCATCCATCCGGATCGCGTCATCGCCGAGCGGATGCCGGACTATTCGATCCGCTATACGGTATCGGACCCGATCAAAGGCACGCGGATCCTGCTGCAGGACGAGATGTTCCACCTGCGCAGCCACATGGCGCCGGGCGGGATCGTCGGCATCAGTCCAATTGCCTATGCCAAGGAAACGATCGGGCTTGCGCTCGCAGCCGAAGAGCATGGCGCCCGGATGTTTTCGAATGGCGCTCGACCGTCAGGCGTCGTTACCGTGGCGGGTGAGATGAGCGATGCTGCCTTTGAGCGCTTCAAGACGCAATGGCAACAGACGTTTGTCGGCATCGGAAATGCCGGAAAGACGCCAATCCTGGAGCAGGGCGCGTCGTTCAACTCGATCAGCATGGATAACGAGGAAGCCCAATTCATCCAGAGCCGGGAGTTCTCGATCGAGGAAATTGCACGCTGGTTCGACGTGCCGCTTGTGCTTCTGCATCATATGACGAAGACCAGTTCCTGGGGAACGGGCGTCGAGGCCATTATGCTGGCCTTCGTCCGCAATAACCTCATGCCCTGGCTAGCATGTTGGACATCGGCCATTCGCCGCGACCTGATCCTCGCCCCGAATATTTACGAGGCGCAGTTCGACGTGGAACCGCTGATCAGGGGCGATTCCAGAGCGCAGGCGGATTTCTATTCGCGCCTGGTCCTGAACGGCATCCTGACGCGCAACGAAGCTCGCGATGCGCTCGGCTACAATCCGATTGCAGGCCTGGACGAACCGCTCGTCCCGACCAACACAACCACTCCCGATAATATGCCGGTCAACAATTCGGCAAGCGCAACCGCAGGGATCGGCCACAACGGCGGCCCCGCCCTCGACGATCAAGACATATCTTCGGAGCAAGACCATGACGACTAGGTTCCCGCATCTTCGTGCCGCGATCATGCAGCAGCCGTGGGCAATCATGCCGGACCGGCTTGAAGCGATCGCGGAAGTGGTCGAGCGCCGCGTCGAGGGCATTCGCCTTTCGCCGGAAGAGATAGCCAGCATCAAGGGAGAGCGGCGCCCGAACGGCGTTGCGACCTTGTTCAATGGGGATACCGGTCAGCTGATGGATGTCTCCGCCGCGGCTAGCGGAACCTCGCCCAGCGCAAGTGTCATCGCTGTCATTTCCTTCTTCGGGATCGTCGCGCAGCACGCATCGCAGGTCGACGATATCAGCGGTCCTGGCGGCACCTCGACCGAACGCGTCGGAAACAGCCTCAGGGCTGCGCTGAATGATCCCTCGGTAAAGGCGATCGTCATCAACTTCGACAGCCCGGGCGGCAACGTCAATGGCATCCAGGTCCTGGCCGACGAGATCTACAATTCGCGCGGCCAAAAGCCCATCGTCGCCCAGGTCAACAGCTTGTGCGCTTCAGCCGCCTATTGGGTGGCTTGCTCCTGTGACGAGATCGTGATGACGCCGGGCGCGATGGCGGGCTCGATCGGCGTCTATTCGCTGCACCAGGACGTTTCGAGGGCGGTCGATGCGGCCGGACTGAAATTCACCTTCATCTCAGCCGGCAAATACAAGGTCGAGGGAAACTCTTTCGAGCCGCTATCCGAAGAGGCCGGGCAGGCCGCGCAATCGAACGTCGACGCTTTTTACAGTGATTTCGTTTCGGCCGTCGCGCGTGGCCGTGGTGTGTCAGTCGATGATGTCATCGGCGGCTTCGGAGAAGGTCGGGTTGTTAAAGACAAGCAGGCGGTTAAGGCCAAAATGGCTGATCGTGTCGACACGCTCGATGGCACCATCCGGCGGTTATCGTCCGCGAAGAAAAGCGCTTCCGCCAAGGCAAACGCTGTCGACCTCCTCGATGCCCAGAGCGCCGCTGAGGTACCGGAAGCTAACAACATGATCACCGACGCGCTTGAGGGTACCGGTTCAGTCGAGGCCGGTGGCGCGGCGGGCCCGCTGGAAGCTTCATCCGCGTCAGCATCCGAAAGCGACGCTTTCCGCCGGCGCAGGCATGCCCATCGTCTTCGGTCATTGTAACGATGTCCTGGAGCCCCAGAACGGCAATCGGCCGGTGCTTGCATTGTAACGGGGAGCCGAAGCCGCGCCTTAAAGGCCTTTTTCGGATGGTGGCGCGCATGGAATGCGAGTGCGGTGTCAGCGGGGCCTGGCAGCCATATTCTGGCGCGGACCCTTGGCACTCGGCCGTTGGCGGCTGGCATGGAAAGCCGCTTCCCGAACGGCGTCCGCCTCCGCCCAGACGATAGTTTCATCTCAGAACAGCGCCCCACGCTCCGCCGGGACCGTGGGCAGAATTCCGCGCCCATTCCCGGCATCAACGCACCATGGAGCTTAACACATGAATATCAAGGTATTCCGCCAGCGTCGCGCCGATCTCGTCCGCGAAGCCCAGGCGATTTTCGATCTTGCGGCCAAGGAAAACCGCAACCTGACAGCCGAAGAAAATACACGCGATGACGCGATTGGCGCTGAGCTCGCAGAGCTCGACGCCAACATCGAGCGCGCCGAGCGCCAGATGGATCGCCAGCGTACGATCGGCGGCGTTCAGGATGGCAACGAGAATGCCGACCGTCGCGGCAATGGTCGCGACGACGGTCCCCGCTTCGCCTCCCTGGGCGAGCAGATGATGGCCGTCGCGCGTGCGGACCATCCGTCCTATCGGTCGATCGACCCACGCCTCATTGCTGCCCCTTCGGCTGGCCCGACCGGCATGTCTGAAGGTATTGCCGCCGATGGCGGCTTCCTCGTGCAGACCGACTTCGCCAACGACCTCCTGCAGAACACCTATGAAGCCGGCGAAATCGCCAGCCGTGTCAATCGTATCCCGATCGGCGCGAACTTCAGCGGCATCCGCATGAATGGGGTGGACGAGACAAGCCGAGCCAACGGCTCACGCTGGGGCGGCGTGCAGGCCTTCTGGACCGGCGAAGCACAGCTCAAGACCGCCTCCCGTCCGAAGTTCCGGCAGATCAAGATGGATCTCGATAAGCTGACGGGGCTTTGCTACGCGACCGACGAATTGCTGCAGGACAGCACGGCGCTTGCCGCCTGGCTTTACCAGGCATTCTCGGACGAATTCCTCTTCAAGATCGAAGATGCGATCGTCAACGGTTCCGGCGCCGGCATGCCGCTCGGCTTCTTGAACAGCGGCGCCGTCATCACCGTGCCGAAGGAAACTGGCCAGCTCGCCGCGACCATCGTTGCGGAAAACATCCTCAACATGTGGTCGCGCATGCCAGCCCGCTCGCGTAAGAACGCCGTCTGGGTGGTCAACCAGGATGTCGAACCGCAACTTTACCAGTTCAACATCAAGATCAAGAACGTCGCCGGTACTGAAAACGTCGGCGGCATCCAGGCGCCGCAGATCATGTTCACCCCGGCCGGCCAGGGCGGCAACCAGTACGCAACCCTGATGGGCCGCCCGGTCATCCCGGTCGAATATGCCGCTACCCTCGGCACCGCCGGCGACATCATGCTGGTCGACCTCTCGCAGTACCTGGCGATCGACAAGGGGCCGATGGAATCCGCCTCGTCCATCCACGTCCGGTTCATCTACGACGAGACCTGCTTCCGCTTTGTCTATCGCTTCAACGGCCAGCCCATCTGGTCCGTGCCGATGACACCGTACAAGGGCACCAAGACGCAGAGCCCGTTCATCGCGCTGCAGACGCGCTGAGCCTGATCGGGGCGTTCGCCGCCCCGATCCGCCCTCCCTCTCTTCTTTGAAGGATAACGTGACATGACACGCTTAACGCTTCCCCAGCAGCTGAAGATCGTCGAGGCCATGGCGCCTGCCGCAGACGCGGCCGGCCGGAGCTCCGACATCATCAACCTGAAGAACGCCGGCAAGGCCTACATCCTGATCTCCCTGACGCAGGGCAATGCCGCCACGGTGGCCCTGACACCGATGCAGGCCCAGGACGTGGCCGGTACCGGCGCGAAGGTGCTCGCCAACGCCGTGCCGATCTGGTCGAACTTGGACACCGCGACGTCGGACACACTCGTTCGTCGTACCGACGCGGTGAACTACACGACCGATGCAGCCCTCAAGAACAAGCAGGTGGTTTTCGAGATCGACCCCGCGTTGCTCGACCTGAACAACGGCTTCGACTGCATCTATTTCACCACCGGTGCATCGAATGCGGCGAACATTACCGCGGCCGTTTTCCTGCTGACTGACCTTCGCTACGCGCAGGAAACGCCGCCGAGCGCCATCGTCGACTGATCATTTATTGACGTGATTTCCGCCGGGTTCCGGTCCGGCGGAGATGCCCAATCGACATTTTTCAGGGGTTACCCATGTTTGTCAGACAGCTGATCGGCCGCGAGGCCGGAAACATCATCAACATGCCGTATGACGCCGCTCAGTCGTGCCTGGCAATGGGAACGGTCGAGGCGGTCACCGACGAGGAGATCGAGGCTGCCGGCCTTGAGCCTGCAGAACCCGCCGTCGCGAACCGGCCTGATGAATTGCCGCGCGGCTTCCGCGTCGAGGCGATCGCCGGCGGCGGATACGATCTCTTCGATCCTGGTGGCGTGAATGTCAGTAAAGAAGTTGATCTTCCCAACCTAGTCGCAGCACGTGATCTCGCATGGAGCATCCTGCATCCGGCGGATCAGGCGGCTCCTGATACATCGGCTCTCGAACAACTGACCAAGCCCGAGCTGCTGATAATCGCTGAGGGTGCGGAGAAAAAGATCGAGATCGCCAGCAACGCAAAAAAAGCCGAAATCATTGAAGCGCTCGTCGCGGCCGGCATTACGGCGCCTCCCGTCGCTGAAGTCGCCAACTCCTCGGGTGAGAGCGCGGGATCTGGCGAGGATAATAGCGGCGCATCGACCGACAATTCCACGTCGGAGCAAACTGATGCCGCATCTACCGACGATGCAGGCAACGCCGGCAATGGCGACCAGGCGGAATAAACATGATCCGGAAGCCCATGCGGAGCACGCTCGCCGTCACGACAAAGGCGACGGACCTGACGCTTTTGACAGAGGCGGAGCGCCGGGAGGCCGCTGGGCTTGCTGCGGATGATGCGAGCAAGGATGCGTTGTTGCTGGCGCTCGACCAGCGCATCGCAGCCGCGATCATGTCCGAATGCAATATCGCTATCGGAAGCGGCGCCGAGCCGACGCTGAAGCAGGAGGTGCTGACAGAAACCTTCTACAGCGTTCACCTCGACCGCTTGCTGCTCTCCCGCCGGCACAATGTCGCCATCACAAGCCTGACGGACTGTGAGAGCGTGCTGACGACAGACGATTACATCGTCGATCCGGAAGCCGGAATCCTAACGCGGATGCGATCCGGCTGTCCGTCTTGCTGGCGAAGCTCCAAGGTTATCGTCGTGTACGAGGCTGGCTTTGAGACAGTTCCCGCCGATCTGAAGTTCGCTGCGATGGACTTTTTCCGTTCCGAATGGCTCGCGCGATCGCGCGACCCGCTGGTCAAGCGCGTGCAGACCGATGTTTTCGAAGTGGAGAGCACGACGACGGATTACTGGGTCGGCTCTGTTCCCGGGCAATCGAGAGAGGGCGCGGTGCCGGATATCGTTTCGGGCCAGCTGAAGCGATTCAGGAACGTGCGGGTTTGACATGCTTTCGCCTGAGCAGATTATCGCCGACCTCGACGCCGCCCTACTTGCCTCTGGCGAGGATGTGACCCTGCGGCGAAAGTTGAGCAGCGGGAGCGTCGACGTACCCTGTCGCGCCCGAGTTCGGGGCGTCAATGCGCAGAAGGTGGTCGGGTCGATTGCTGTGTCGGATTTGAGTGTCGTCATATCGCCGACCGAGATCCTTGCCGATGGCTGGCCGGGCGGCGATCCGCCTGCGCCCGGCGCGCCTGATCCCCGGTTGCCGCGGATCAACGACTTCATGGTCGTGAAAGGCCGCGAGCGGCAGGTGAAATTTTCCGATCCGATCTATGTCGGCGGCAAATGGGTCCGCTGCAATCTCGTGGTTGCCGGCTGATGGCGGTCGACTTCTTCGAGCGGGACCTGAAGCTTGCAACGGCAGATCTGGAGCCCGACGCGATCAATGCCATGCTGGCGAAGTTCGCCAAGGAAAGCGTGCGGGAAGTCATCTCCAGCGGGCGGGCGAGCGAGAACTACGAGCGCTATGTGAACGGGCGCCTCGGCGTGGCCGAGGAGGCAGTGCAGGCGCCAGGCCCGATCATTTATGAGTTCTCGCTCTGGGAGCCGATCATTACCTTCGCGCTCGACGAGCTGAGGCGTCGATCTCCGGTCAAGAGCGGGCGGTTTCGCAGCAGTTTCATCGTGCTGGCGAACCAGCGCGAGGTGAGGGACTACGATGCGATCGGGCCGGGGGACGAAGTGATCATCACCAATTTCCAGCCCTATGTGCGCAAGGCGGAAAATGGGCTGCTCGGCGCGAAGCGCTATTCGATCTTCGACGGAACGAAGCGGGCGCTCGCATCACGCTTCGGCAACGAGGGCCGCAATGCCGCGGCTTTCGTGTTCGAAACCCAATGGCTCAACGTTCAGGCGGGCGTGCATGCCGGCATGCCCTACATCCTCAAGCGTCATCAGGGGCGTCGGAAGGATAGGCAGGCGGGCATGGCGATCACCTATCCGGCCGTCGTGATCAACCAGGTGTAACGAGATGGCATCCGTCGAAGTGTACGACGCATTCGAAGCGCGCCTGCGCAGCGCCTGGACTGCGACAGGGCTGGTCTTCGAGAACGAGATCGCGCAGGAACTGATCGAGGCGAGCCTGCCCTTCGTCTATGTCGAGATATTCGGCGACGTGCTCGACCAGGAGACTTTCGGAGCGCCTCAGGCAAATCAGTGGCTGGAACGTGGGGCGACCTATCTGCACGTGATGACGAAGTCCGGCGATGGCAGCCGTCAAGCGCGGCAATGGGCCAAGCAACTTACGAACCTGTTTCGCGAGCAGCCGATCATCGTCGACGTTGCGACAGGCGAGGCGCTGTTCATGCCTACCATGTCCCTCGGCGCCGGCGAACCGGGGCGTGACTTCCCCGAATATTGGGCCTTCACGGCGACGATCGGCTGGTACCGCCGCGATTACACCAATCTGAGCCCCTGAAATCCGGCGCCGCCGGTTGCCTTTCCCGTGCCTTGGGCAAGCACGCCGCCATCGTCTGACGACGTGGCAAATCCGCTATGGAGCCTTCAATGACGGTAGCTGACGGCAGTCAGGTGCGCCTTGCCGACGTTTCGGAAGTGACGATTGGCACGACGCCCGCCACCCCCGCATTCCAGATCATGCGCTATGTCTCTTCTGACGTGCGCATTTCCAAACAGACCGACATCCCGAACGAGATCCGCGCTGACCGAAACGTCGCCTCGATCGTCGACGTCGGCCGTTCGGTACAGGGGACGATCAACACGTTCCTGTCCTACGGCACCTTTGACACATGGCTGCAACGCCTTCTGTGCTCGACTTGGGCGAGCGATGTGCTGAAGAACGGAATCCTGCAGCAGGCCGGCACGCTCGAGTACTTCTACGAACAGGGCGCTACCGATACTTTCGTTCGTTTCCAGGCGGTGCGCTTCAACACCCTGGCGCTGACGTTGAGAGCGCGCCAATCGGTGCAGGCGAATTGGGGCATCATGGGTATTCGCTCGCCAACCCCGACAAACGCGATCCTTACCGGCGCCACTTATGCGCCGGCGACGACGACACCGGTTCTCAATGCCGGCCTCAACGTCTCTGCGCTGAGCTTCACCGGCCTGACCAATGCGCCGAAGGTGCAGGCGATGACGCTCAATATCACCAACAACATCTACCAGAACGATGTAGTCGGCGCCTATGAGCCCTATTCGCATGGTCTCGGCCGCTTCGAGCTGACCGGCTCGCTCACCACGTACTTCGAGAACATGGACGCCTATGCGGCCATCCTCGACCACGACGATATCGGAATCTCGACGACACTGCTCGATGAGCTCGGCAATTCCTACGTCATCGCGCTGGCCAAGACGAAGTTCCTGGACGGCGGCCCAGTCGTTGGCGGTAACGGTCAAGCGGTCATGATCGAAATCCCGTTCCAGTCCTACTTCGACGCAACCGCCGCCGGCTCGATCACCATCACCCGCGATCCCGCTTAAGCAGATCGCCGGGTGATCCTTTCCACCGGCGTACCCGGGCGGCGGACGCTTTCGGGGCGCGTCCGCCGCTCACCTCCCCGAGCCCCTGATGATGGAGTCCCGATATGAGTGTTGTGAAGCTTTCGTCACTGCGCGCCGATCTCAAGCGCGAGGCGGAAGGTGACTGGATAGCATTCCCGGACTGGCCGGGTGTGGAGTTTCATGTGTCGTCGTTGCATCTGCCGGAATACCAGGCGGCCCGCGACGATCTGCTGACCCGCATCGCGCGGCAGGCCAAGGCGCCGGCGCCAAAAGCGGGCGAGGAGCCGCCGAAGAAGCTCGACATGAAGGTCGAGCTCGGCAAGCTCTATGCCAAGCATCTGCTGCATGACTGGCGCGGTCTCGATGTGCCCTATTCCCCCGAGACGGCAATGGAGATCATGTCGGATCCGGAATACCGCAATGTCGTGGCGGCCGTCGAATGGTGTGCTGGTCGCATGTCCGAGATCGACATCCAGTTTGCCGAGGGCGAGGTAAAAAACTCCGGAAAGCCTTCCGCAGCCGCGTAAGCGGGCCGAAGGCGACACCGGAGCTGCTGGAATGGCTGGCTGAGCTTCACGAGGCCGAGCCTGACCAGGAATGGCTAAGGCCGCAGCAGACCGCGCTTCAGGAAAGTTTCGAGCCGCAGGCCTGGCACGATCTTTATTTTCGGGCATTCGATGCCCTGCAGCATGACCGCTTCTACGGCGCCATGGGTGGCGAGGGGCCGATCTATTACACCGCTCTCAGCCAATATGCCCGCGACCACGGCATCACTGGCGACCGGCTGAAGCGGTTTTACGTCTTCATGAATGCGATCGACGGCGAATGGCTGAAGATCCAGCGAGAACGCGCTGAGGCTGCGGAGGCCGAGCGCAAGAAGAAAGAGGCGCAGCGCTAGGCTGCGCCATTCCTCAAAGAGGCTCACTTGGCAAACGTCGAAATCCGCACGCTGCGCGTCTCGGCAGAGATGGATGCGAGCAAGTACACTGCCGGTGCGCAGCAGAAGGTCGCAGCCGATGACCGCATGAAGCAGTCTGGCAAAGGCCTCGGCGACAGCCTCACGGAAAACGATCAGAAGATCAGTGCTGCGACGAATGTGCTGGCGAAGCTCTCGCGCCAGTACATCGACGGCTATGCGACGACGCAGAGGTTCAACCAGGCGGTCAACCAGCTGACGCGCGGCGTCGAGCTCGGAAAAATCGAGATGACGCAGGCCTCGGCCATTCTCGATGGCATCTACCGCAAGTATGGGATGATGGCCGATGCGGCTAGGATCGCCGAACGGGGGCAGATCGAGCTTTCGAAGGCTGTGCAGCAGGCGAATGCCCGGTTTGAAGAGCAGTCGAGGGTCGTGCCGGCTAATCGAATTGGAGCGGTTATCGCCAATGACAATCAGGCCCAATTCAGGCGCCAAAATCTTGGAGCTCAAGTTCAAGATATCGGCGTTTCGCTCTACGGAGGTATGCCGGTAACGACCGTTCTGTTGCAGCAAGGTTCGCAGATCGTCGGTCTCTATGGTGGCAACGGTGGGGTTAACGCCCTTTTGAAAGACCTCGGCGTCATCATCTCAGCGGCGGCGCGCTATCTCGGCCCGTTCGCTGCCGCCGGCGCGCTGGCCTACGGCGTCTATAAGCTTTTCGCGGCCAACACCGCTGAAGCCGGGCTTGCAGTGAGTGACCTGACGAAGTCGTTGGCCGCGCAGGCTGCCCCGATGGGCGCCGTTCAGTCGCAGCTGAGCGAATTGCAGCGGCTTCAGGCGGATTATGCCAAGGCGCTGAACACGACTGCGCGAACGCATGACGTCGCTTCGGCGGCGATCGTCGCGGGTACCGAAAGGGAGTATGAGGCGAAACGTGCGCTGCTCGAGCTCGAGCTCAAGCGGCAGGAAGCGGCTCGCGCTGTGGCCCAGTCGGAGCTGGAGATCACGTCTCTCCGTCTTCGGGCTGCGGTCGCCCAGCAGGTGACGACAAATATGGATCTTGAGCGGCAGGGCTTCTCAGATCCACGGATAGGCCGATTTACCCAATTGCCGGACAGCATCACGGGTCTGGAAAAGACCCGCGACGTCCTCGCAAACAATCCGCTCTCGGACAAGGTGAAGGAACTCAACGCGAACCTCAGCCTGACCGACATCGCGCTGCAAAAGCTACGCGAAGGTCTCGGTCTGGTAGGGCCGGCGGCTTCCGGGCAGGTTGGACAGATCAATGAGCTTAGCAAGGCGCTCGAAGAGTTGCGCAGGGTCGGAACTGCTGCGATCTCGCCAATTGACGAGGCGACCAGGCGCGCTATGGCGGCTATTCCCGTCGTTAATGGTGTCCTCGACGAGGAAGCGCGCCGGCGCGTGCTCGCGGGCCAACGTGAGGCCCAGAGGCGGATTGATAATCAGAATCCGACTGTGGTGAACGGTGACGGGGTCCGCGTCGGCGTGCCAATGCCCACGGCGCGGCCGAATATCGAAATGGAAGGTCTGCCAGGAGAGGAAAAGGCGGGTAAATCCGCTGCTGAGGCCTATCGCGACCTGATCAAGAACGCCAACGACCGGATCGAGCAGATGAAGCTCGAGGCGAAGATCGCGGGTGAGACGGGCATCGCCCAGCAGAAAATGCGCATGGAGCTGGAGTTGCTTCAGCAGGCGCAGGAGAAAGGGCGAACTGTAACGGCCGAGCAGCGGGCCGAGATCGAGAAGCTATCCGAAGCCTATGCGAAAGCGGCAACCGAGGCCGCAAAGGTGCGGCTCAATGCCGATCTGCGGTTCGAGCGCGAGCAGCTCTTCCGGTCCTCGGACGATCAGCAGATTGCCTCTCGCCTGCGAGGCGTGGGGCTTCCGGTCGATCTGGACTCGCAGGAAGCGCGGGTCATGCGAGAGAACATTCGCATTCAGGAACTGCGCAATGGGGTGAAGGGCTTCTTCACCGATTTTCGCGACGGGCTGTTGCAGGGCGACAGCATCGGCAAAGCGCTTGGCGACGCCATCATCAACGCGCTGAACAATGCGCTGACGAAGCTGACGGATCGCTGGATTGAGCAGCTCGTCAATTCGATCGTCGGAACGGGTGCTGGCGGCGGCCTCTTGGGCAGTCTTGGGATCGGTGGCGCTGGGGCGAATGACAACTTCAAGGCAAACACGACGCTAGGGCAATTAATCGGAGCAAACGATAACCTAGGGAGTGCGCCCGTCATTCCGGTCACGCGCGGATCGCTGGGCAGTATCAGCGCCTATGCAGCGGCCATCCGGTCGATCGAGAGCAGTGGCAACTATTCGGCCCTTGGGCCGGTCACCTCGTCCGGAGACCGCGCCTATGGAGCCTACCAGGTAATGGGGGCGAATGTCGCTCCCTGGACGCGGCAAGCCCTCGGCTACTCGCTGTCGCCATCGCAGTTCCTTGCCTCGTCGTCGGCGCAGGATGCGGTCTTTCAGAAAGTCTACGGCGGATATGTCAGTCGTTACGGGGCATCTGGCGCGGCGCAGGCCTGGTTTGGCGGCCCGGGCTCGGTCGGAGGCGGTGGCAATGCAGCCGATATGCTCGGCACCACGGGCACGCAATATGTCGATAAGTTCAACAATGCGCTGATGCGGCTATCCGGCACGACGGAATCCGCAACCGGCGGGCTGCAGAATTTCAGCCCAGCTGTCGGCTCTGCGACCCAGAGCCTCGGCACCTTCGGAAATGGTCTGGGTCAGATGGGCAACACCCTTTCGACGGGTGCGGCAGGCGGCGGAAGCTCCGGCGGTGGCGGCCTTTTCGGCTGGCTGAGCAGCATCTTTGGCGGCGGCAGTGCATCGACGGGGGTTCCCGCGAGCTCCGTTTTCAATGTTCGCGGATATGCGGATGGAACCGATTTCGCGCCAGGTGGCCTGACAATGGTCGGCGAGCGCGGCCGCGAGCTCGTCAACCTGCCCCGGGGCTCCCAGGTCGTGCCGAACCACAAAACCGAAGCGATGCTCGGCGGCTCCAGGAGTCCTGCGAACGTGAACGTCAAATTCAACGTGATCAACAATAACGGTTCGAATGTGCGCACCGAGCGGCGGGACACGAACGACGGCCCGCAGTTCGACCTGATCATCGACGAGGCAGTGGCGGCAAAGCTCAACACGCCTGGTTCGCGCACGCGCCGCGCCGCCAAATCCCAGTTCGGGTTGACGGAAGGGCTGGCACGCCGATGACTGTTCCTTCCTGGCCCTCCAGCCTGCCGCAGATGTTCCTGCGCGATGGCTATTCCGAAGAGGGAGCCGACAATCTGATTGCGTCAAACGTTTCCGTCGGACCGGCAAAGGTCCGCCGACGCACCACTGCGAACGTGCGCCCGATCACAGGCAGCATGATGATGAACGAGACGCAATATCAGGCCTTCATCGACTTCGTGGCAGATGATCTCAAGGATAGGGCGATTGCCTTTTCCTTCCCGGATCCGCATGGCGGTTCGCCTCTGCTGGTACGGATGCGCCAGGCTGCATCCGTTGCCGCGGTCGGTATTGACTGGCGGGTACAGATCGGTCTCGAGGTGCTGCCATGAGCCGCGACGTCTCCAGCGGGTTCCTCAGCGCGATATATGGCCAGGAGACGGACGAGGTTCCAATCTGTCTGCTGACCGTGACGCATGAAGAACTCGACGAACCGATCTACATCTCCAGTGACCCGACAACGCGCCTGTCCGACGATCCGCTGGTCTACGGGACGGAGAGCCGTGGCGAGCAGTATGTCTTCCTGCCGTTCGAATTCACTCTGCCAGACGACCGCAGCGACAGTCCGCCACGCGTCGAGCTGACGATGGACAATATCGACCGCACGTTGGTGTCGATCCTCAGAACCTTCATGACGCCGCCAAGTATCAAGCTGGAGATCATCCTGGCCTCGGCCCCCGATGTCGTCGAAATCACGATGCCGGTGCTTCAGATGTCCGACGCAACAATCGAGGATCATACGATCTCTGTGACGCTTGTTGCTGATGCTCTGCTCAATGAACCGCATCCAGCCGGGCAATTCACGCCTGGCTCTTTTCCGGGGCTGTTCTGATGGAGCGGTTCGTGGGTATCCCTTATGAACCGCGCGGCCGCACCTACGAGGCGGCGGATTGCTGGGGGCTGTTTCGCCTCTTCCAGCGCGACGTGCGCGGCATCATTCTGCCGTCCTATGTCGACGAACTGGAGGACTGCGAGTTCCACCGGCGTGTCTTCGCGCCGCTGGTGCGTGTGGAGAAGCAGCATAGCTGGATCGAGGTCGATCGTCCGGAATTCGGGGACGGCATCCTGATGCGCGTCGGGCGTGAGGAAAGCCATGTCGGCGCCTATATCGGCAATGGGCAAATGCTGCATTCGGAAGGGCCGCACCCTTCCCAGATCGAGCGAATGAGCGACATGCGCTGGCGTGACCGCATCACCGGCTATTTCAGGTATTGCCCATGCTGACGGTCCGTGACGCCGCCCAGATTATCGCGCCCGAGGAGCGGGTCGATGTTTATGTGCGTCGATCGCCGCTCCGGCAGGAGCGCGAGCATATCGAAGTGCCGGCGGGGCTTTCGATCGAGGAGATTGTCGCATGCTGCGGGCTTGAGCCCGTCCGGCTGCATGTGTCGATCGCCGGTCACGTGATCGAGCAGCGGAACTGGGCGCGCGTGCGTGTGAAGCCTGGCGTGTCCGTGGTCATAGTCAAGGTTCCGGGCAAAGGTGCACTACGGGCGATCGCCGGCCTTGTGGTGGCGCTATTCGCCGCCGTCGTCGCTCCCTGGATAGCTGGCACCTTGCTTGGCCTTACGGGAGCCGCCGCATCGTTCGCAACAGGCCTGATCGGAATGGGCATCTCTCTGGTCGGGACGATGATCATCAATGCACTATTTCCGGTGGCGAAGCCGGATTCGCTGCCGAAGACCACGACGCTCTACTCAATCGGCGGGGCGCAGAACCAGGCGGCGCAATATGGTGCGATTCCGGAGATCTTCGGGACGCATCGGATTTCGCCTCCATACGCCGCAGGCGCTTACACCGAACTCGTCGGCGACGATCAGTATCTGCGCATGCTCTTCGTCGTCGGCTATGGGCCAATCGCTGTATCGGACCTGAAGATCGGTGAAACCGCTATCTCCAAGTTTGAGGATGTTGCTTACGAGATCCTGGAAGATCACACTGTCACGCCGCCGACGCTCTACACGAAGCCGGTTTACCAGGAAGATGTGTCGGTCGTCCTCGACGCCGAAACAGGCTGGGTGCAGCGCACGACCGCCGACGATGTCGACGAAGTTTCGGTGGATGTCAGCGCGCCAAGTGGCATCTACCGGTACAAGTCGTCGAACGGCAATCGCGTCAACTATACGGTCACGATCGAAGTCCAGTACAAGCTTTCGAGCAATAGCTCATGGCTCTCCTTCGGCACATTCGATCTGACGGCGAACTCGCCACAGGCGATACGCCGGACGTTGAAGAAGAATGTCGCGCGCGGGAAATACGACGTCAGGCTGAGCAAATCGTCTCCCGATTACAGTGGGAAGGATACGGTCTCCGAGACGGTATATTGGACTGCCGTAAGAGGTCGGCGCAATGAGCCGGTGATCAGTTTCCCGAAGCCGCTGACGCTCATCGCCATGCGGATTAGAGCTACCGGGCAGCTGAACGGCACAGTCAACACGCTGAACTGTATCGCCAGCCCGAAAATCCGCGCTTGGAACGGCACGACATGGTCCTCTGGCCAGGTCACGCGGAACCCAGCTGATCACTTTCGGCAGATCCTCCAAGGCAATGCGAATGCTCGACCCGTCGATGGCACTTCGATCGACCTGGTCAGCCTGCAGGACTGGCATGCCTATTGCGAAACGAACGGCTTTACCTTCGACCTCGTGGCCAGCGATCAGAAGTCGGTCTATGACCGGCTGAGCGAAATCGCGGCCGCGGGCAGAGCGGCCGTCTCATTCCGCGACGGCCGCTGGGGCGTTGTCTGGGATATCGCGGATTCGCCGATCGTGCAGCATTTCTCGCCTCGCAATTCCGCGAATTTCTCTTCGGTCCGGGCTTATGCAGATCTCCCGCACGGCTTCCGGGTGAAATTTATCAACCGAGACAACAGCTATCTCAACGATGAGCGAGTGGTCTACGACGATGGCTACACGGAAGCCAATGCGACGAAGTTCGAGGGCATCGATTTTTCCGGCGTGACGGATCCCGATCTGATCTGGAAGCACGGGCGCTACCATATCGCCCAGTTGCGGCTGCAGCGCGAGACCTATTCGCTGGACACCGATTTCGAGCACCTGGTGTGCACGAGGGGCGATCGGGTGCGCGTGAACCACGACGTCGTGCTCTGGGGCGCTGGTGCAGCGAGAGTCCGGTCCGTGACCGCGTCTCCCGATGGCGTGGTTGTCGACGATCTTCTGACGATGCAGGCCGGCAAGACCTATTCTATGCGGTTCCGCGCGGCCGACGGCTCGTCAATCATACGAACGATCACGGGCGTGGACGGTGAGTTTACCTCGTTTCAGTTTTCCGACACGGGTGATCTGCCCGCGCCGGGGGATCTCGCCATGTTCGGTGAGAATGGCTTGGAAAGTGTCGTGCTGCGCGTCAAAAGCATCATGGCGCGGCAGGACCTTTCGGCGCGGCTGGAGCTAGTCGATGATGCGCCAGGTATTATGCAGGCGGACACGGGCGAAATCCCACCGTTCCAGACCGGAATCACGCCCATACCTGATTATCGAGCTTCGGCTCCGACAGCACTTTCTTATGTCGAGACGATTTGGACGACCGCGCCGGCGACGTCCGCGATCGATCTCTCGTGGCAGGCGCCTGATGCGGGGGCGGCCGCATCCTACATTGTCCAGTATAGGGCCAATGGTGAAACTCAGTGGATCACCGCGTCGAGCGTCAGCTCGCCGGCAATTCGCCTAATTGATCTCGCGACTGGCGTCTACGATGTTCGCATTAGAGCGGTCTTTGCCACCGGCGAGTTGTCTGGCTTTCTGACTTCGACATTCACCTGCTCGATCTTTGCGTCCAATCCTGCGGATGTACAAGATTTCCGGATCGCGATCAGCGGCGACGTGGCGATGTTGCAATGGACGCTCGAGATTGATCAGGCTCTTTCGCACTGCGAGATCCGGTTCTCGCCAGCGGTTGCTGGCGCTACCTGGCAGACGGCCTCTCAGCTGCGCACGAACGTGATCGGATCACAGGCGCAGGTTCAAGCAATGGTCGGCACCTACCTGATCAAGGCGGTGAATTATGCCGGCCTGATGTCCGTCAACGCGGCGCTGATCGTCAGTACGGTTAACCCGCTTACAGCCTTCAATGCAGTTGAGGCTCTGGAGGAGGACCCGAGTTTCGCGGGAACGAAGACGAATGTCTTTGTGGCTGGTGGCGCGTTGCGCCTGGATACCGGGGCCGACATCTTCGAACTCGTCGATTGGTTCTCTGTTGCTGACTTTTTTCTGTCGATCGGCGGATTTGTCAGCGAAGGGATTTACGACTTTGCAGACATCGTCGATCTCGGCGCCGTCTACACATCTCGGGTGTCGGCAAACGTCAGCGCCTTCGGGGAGTTGGCAAGTCTGGACCTTTTTACGCGGACGGATTGGTACGGCGTGCCCGAGTATTTTGGAATTGCCTCCGATTCTCTATGGAACGTTCGCGTTGAGGTCTCTTCGACCGATGACAATCCATCCGGATCGCCAACCTGGAGCGACTGGGCAGAGCTAACAACCGCCGACGTGTCGGCTCGGGCTTATCGTTTTAGAGCCAAACTCTTGTCGATGCAGGCCGACGTGACGCCTGTAGTTGAGACGCTCGCCGTCACAGTCGACATGCCAGACAGGGTAATCGCTGAAAACGACCTGTTAGTCTCGACCTCGGGGCGCACCATCAGTTTCTCGCCAGCCTATTACGTCCTGAGCGGCATCTCGATCGCCGCCCAGGACATGCAGACCGGCGACTATTCAGAGATTACGGCGAAAACCGCTTCGGGCTTCACAATCAGATTCAAAAACGCAGCAGGGACGCCAGTTGCGCGGACCTTCGACTATGTGGCGAAAGGGTATGGATACGTTCAATGAGCCAGGCGACAACTTTTAGTGTACCGACCACCGGCCCGGCGACGCCAAGCGCCATGGCGGCACGCATGGATGATAGCTTCAAGGCGCTGCTTAGCAACAATTCCGGTGCCTCCCGGCCGGCTTATGCGGTCGGTGGAACGTTTTGGGTCTCCACCGCCACGGCTGGGCAGCTGAAACTCTATTTTTATGATGGCGCCGACGACATCCTGCTGATGGTAATAGACACGGCAACGAACGCGATCGTTTGGAGTGGGCTCGGATCTACCATCAATGGGCTCACTGCAAAGACAACGGCCGTCGGGGCCGACAAGCTGGGGATATGGGACAGCGCGGCAGGGGACTCGAAGAGCCTGACGCTGACGGCTCTAAGCACCTTCCTCGCGTCTCTGCTCGGTCCGGACTTTGTCGAGGGCGGGATCGTTCTGCCGAATGGATCGACCCCGCTGACCCATCTTGATATCGCTGCCTTTAGGGTCAAGGCATTGAGCAAGTTTACATCCACGGCTGCCACGCTGACCAAAAACATCAACGGCACCTGGGTTGCCGGCAATGGCGGTGGGCTCGATACAGGCACGAAGGCGGCGAACGCCACTTATTTCGTCTATGCGCTACGCAAACAGTCGGATGGGACGGGCGAAGTGGTCCTGTCGACGTCGGCAACTGTCGGCGGCGTCAACCTGTCGCTGTTGAGCGGCTACGATGTGCTGGCGCCCATCGGAGTTGCACTGACCGATGGCAGCTCGAACATCCGGGAGTTCACCATGAACGCCCAGGATGAATACATATGGACAACGCCCGTTCTGGACCTCGGTAACGTCGCAACTGGCACCACTTCAACTTTAGCCGCGATCACTGTTCCTAACGGCGTAAAAGTTAAGGCAAACTTGCGGTTTATGTACAACTCTTCTGCCACGACCGCGTCATGCTTGGTCTACGATCCCGCAAAAGGCGTTCTCGTGGCCGGTGGCGGCAATTCTGGTGCCAACGTCGGTACCCCTCAAGTGGCGGGCGGTTACTCCATTGGTTCGGATGAAGTATGGACTAACACTGCCAAGCAAATCCGACATGTTGCTGGTGCGTCCGGTAACCTATCGCTCTGGAACGACGGATTCATTTTCCCCTGCAAGAGGATTGGATAGATGCCTTATGTGATGCGAAACGCCGAGGGCGAAATCTGTGGCCTTTGCGAACAGCCGCAGGAAGGCTACGCCGATGAATTTCTAGCGAACAGCGATTCTGCGGTGGTCGCCTTCCTAAACAAGCCGGCCGGCGTGACAGCAGTATCCGCTCGACAATTCAAGTTGCAACTTTTGGCAGAAGGTCTCCTCGACGAGGTCGACGCATGGGTGGGGCAGCAGCCTCGCGAGGTTCAGATCGCTTACGAGTACAGCGGGACCTTCGTCATGGACAGTCCCATGATGAAGGAAGGGTTTGCAGCGATGGGTTTCACGAACGGGCAAGTACTCGAATTTTTCACCGCGGCAGCACAGCTGTAGGGCGGATATTCTTCTTGCAGTGGTAGTAGCGCCGCAATAATTGTGGCTCCAAACTCAAATCCACTCCAGGGAGATGAAATGGAATATCATGTGAAACGCGGCAAGCCGATCGATAGCGGCCGCCTGAAGAAGGATCTCAATAAGGCGGGTTCTATCGCGGCGGCTCGGGCGTTCTCGGAGGGGATCGAAAAGGGGGCCAAGCTCTCCACTTGCCCTGCTTGCGGGAGCGGAGCGCATCGCAAGCTCCTGACGATCTATGGCTTCGACTATCACGAATGCGATGGATGCGGATCCGCTTTCGTCTGCAATCCACCTCCTGAAGAGGCGCTCTCGGCGGCCTACCGGTCGGCTTACTACACTGAGGCTAACAAGGTCCTTTACGCGAACGATTCGATCATCGACTACCGTGTTGCCCAGGTTTTCACTCCCAAAGTCGAGTTTGCAATCCAGCACTCCCGGCCGTCGAAAAAGACATGGCTGGATATCGGCTGCGGCGTCGGCGAAGCGTTGTCAGTCGTAAAGGGCAGGGGATACGAGGTCCTCGGCCTAGAGCCGAACGTGATGGAGGCCGAATACGCGTCGAAGAGGTTCGGGATCGAGGTTCGTCAGGATTATATCTCGAAAGACACCGTTTCGAAATATCGCGGCCAATACGGCACGATCTCGATGTTCAGCGTTCTCGAGCACGTGCCAGATCCCAACCAGATCCTCTCGGACGTGTCGGCCATTCAGGAGAAGGGAGATGCTCTCGTCATCGAGGTCCCGCACTTCCCGTCGATCTCGACGATGAGCCAGATGACGTTCCCGGATATGATCAACAGAATGATGCACCCTCCGTTGCATCTTTTCCTCTTTTCGCTCCGCTCTCTCGAGGGAATGCTGGAGCGACATGGCTACAAGATCAACGCCGCCTGGCTCTTCGGCCAGGACTTCTATGAGATGATGAGCACCCTTGGCCTGTTCGCGCCGGCGCTCAATCAATCGAAGCTTCTTTCGGCCCTGTCGCCGATGATGAGCGAACTGCAAGCAGTTATCGACAACCACGATCTAAGCGACGAGGTTCTTGTCGTCGCCGAACGCATCTAAAGGCTTCGGCGTAGCGGGCCATCGATCGCCGGAGAGGCAATCATGGTCCGCTACCTCATATATCTTCCCGCGAATCTCGTATTCGTATGGCTTTCTTACCTCCTGTCGCCCCTGCTCGCTGGACTGTCCCTTGTGACGGGTCCGCGGCTTCCCGGCAGCCTGCAATGGTTCTCAACGCTCGACGTCGATCTGGACGGCGGAATTTCGCAAGGCGTCAAAGGCTATCGAGCTGATCTCACCGGCTGGCGGCTGTGGTGGCAGCGGACATGCTGGATTTGCCGCAATCCCGCACATGGTTGGCAGTCCGAACTTTTAGGTATGCCGGCATTTGGGACGATCATCGCTCAGCAGTGGATCAGCGAAGACCCGAAACAAGAATTCTACCTACTGCAGACGGCTAGGGGCGCGGGGTTCTTTTGCTTCAAGCGTGACCAGCCGCTGTTCGGCAAGGTCCACCTCAAGATATGGCTCGGCTGGGTAAACAAAGCTTACGACGGCCGGAATCATCACTACGCATTCCAAATCGCACCTAAGCGGTCTTAGGCAACCAACCCCCCAACTCCGGAGACTACCCCTATGAACCGAGCGCATTTCTATGCGGGCGTTCGCTCGTCGCTGTTTGGCGGCTCGCTTACTCAGTCTCAAGTGGAAGGCATGGAAGCCGTGCTCGACGAGGCAGGCAAGTCGTTCATCGATCCGCGCTGCCTCGCCTATATGCTTGCCACCGCTTTTCATGAAACCGGCCAGACGATGCAGCCGATCCATGAACGGGGCGGGGCGGATTACTTCTTCCGGATGTACGATCCTAAAGGCCAGCGTCCGGCAGTGGCGGCCAGGCTTGGCAACACCGAAAGAGGCGACGGCGTCAAGTATGCCGGCCGGGGCCTCGTCCAGTTGACCGGGCGGCGGAATTACACCTTGTTTGCCAATCTCACAGGAGCCGATCTGGTCAACAATCCTGATCTGGCGATGAAAGATGACGTTGCCGTGCGCATCATGTTTCAGGGCATGGAGCGCGGTCTCTTCACCGGCAGGAAGCTTGCCGACTATTTCACCTCGAAAAGCTCTGACTGGGTGAACGCACGCCGGATCATCAACGGTGTCGATCGAGCAGATGATGTCGCCGACTATGCCAAGCACTTCTACAACGCCCTGCAGGATGCGGCCTGATGCGCCGACCTCAGGAGGCGAAGAGGAGCGGGGAGCCCGGTTGGTCCTGGCGGCGCGCGGTGATCTTCCCGCTGATCATCTTTGCCTGCTGGCGGCTGATGGTCATGGAGAATGCTCCTGACACCGTCGTCAACCAGACGATTGCCTGGGGATGGATTGTCCTGATCATCTCGCTGGCCTTCTTCTACACCGGCTTCGCCACAGCTCAGGATATCGCCGCAATCCTCGCCACCCGAACCGGCCTCCCTTACGCATCGCCGCCGATCGCCGTCGACGGCGAGCCAGTCGGACCGGAGCCCTACGAACCACCGTCACGCCCGTTCACCGCGGCCGAAACTGGAGGTCGTTAATGCTCGCCCTGCTCTCAGCCATCTCGCGTCTCATCGGTATCGGTGGCGTGCTGTTCATCGGCCTCTTGCTCTATGAGGAAGGCATTCCCGGCGCCAGCCGCGTACCGTTCCTCGCCAACGTTCCTGTCGTCGGGGATCTGATCACCGGCCGGGTACACACGTTTGCGGCAGACCAGGTGCGCCTGGCGACCGCGACCGCTCGTGCGCAGTGCTATTCCCGCATTGAGAAACTGGTTTCACGCTCGGAGTTGACTGCGGCCAATGCAAAGGCCGCCCAGCTGCAGCGTCAGATCGAAGCCATGAACGAAGCCATGGCCGCTTATCAGAAGCGGGCGCTGGCCGACCAACAATCCCTGAAGGTGGAAAATGACCGGCTCGAAAAAGCGATCGCCGAGGATGCTGGCGACAACGGCTGCACTTGGACTCCTGATGATTTCCAGTGGCTGCAAGACCACCGCGGAAGAGCAGGGGGCTCGGCTCGATAGCGCTGCTCAGCAGCTCGGCCGACTAGCAGCAAAGAAGGAGGCGCCCAAGGCGAAGCTGCCGCCTGAGTGCCGTCAGCCTATGGGCCGGGTCTACCCGGCAGCGACCGAGAAGCCGCGCAATACGCAGCTCCGATGGGAATACGTCGCCGACGTTGAAGACGCCTTGAAGAATCGCTGCGCCGACCTCGCCGACGCGGCGATCGCAGCCAACTGAAATCCAAAATCGAAACAGGAGACTGAAAAGATGGCCATCTCTGGTGCTCATGTGCAATGCGGGTATGTGCAGGACATTCGCGGTGCAAAGCTCTTCTTCCCGATCTGGTCAGAAACGATCACGCTCGGGGCGAGCACGACGCAGGCGGCGCCTTCCGGCCTCTCCGCCGAGAACGCGGCGTCGCTGGTGTTTCGCGTTCGCGCGCCCGCCAGCGGCGAGATGTTTGCGGCAGTGGGAGCAAGCCCGGACGCCAGCCAGGCGGTCGGCTCGTCCCAAAACACCGCACGGTCGCACTTCGTGGCGAGTGACGAGAAGGATCTGCCGGCGCAGGCCGGCTGGAAGTGCAATGTTGTGAGCGCCTGATCATGACAGGAATCGCGACACGGATTGCAAATATTCGCGGACTGGCGAAGACGGTCGATATCGCCGTCGACCGGCGGCCATATTCACGGCGGAATGGTGGCGTGGATGCCTATCCGCAATTCTACAATCCGAAGATTGGCTCCATCGGCGATAGCCTTGTCGCCCACGGCGTTGAAGGCGCAAGCCCTGGTACGATCAATGCATGGGCCACCAACGCTGGCGAACTGAACCTCGCCCTCGCGATGCATCCACGCTTCCGTCATGACAATTGGCCGGCTGACACAACGGCTTTCAGCCCGTCGAGCGACCGCTATACTACGGGCGCCAACCAGGCTATTTCGGGCTCGAATGCCGCCAGCCATCGGGCGATGTTGCAGAACTATCTGCTGCCGATGCACCCGAATATCCTGTTCTACCGGCCATCGGTGAACAACTCCGTAGGCACCGACACCGGGCCGGCAACGTTCGCCTACTTTCAAGAAACTGTGCAGATGGCAATGGACGCCGGCGTCTTCTGCGCTATCGGGACAATGTGCCCTTGGGTGAATGATCCGGCAAACGCCTTCAACGGTGCTGACAATAACGCCAACCGCGCCTATATCAATGCCGCTATTCGGGCATGGGTTCCGACTCTGCCGAAATCTAAGGCCATCCTGGTCGACTACGACATTGCGCTCGATCCCACGAATACCGGTTGGACCGACCGCTCCAATATGTCGGATTACATCCACCTTGGAACGCAAGGCGCACTGAAATGCGCCCGCCTGATTAATCAGAAGCTCGATCTTCTTATTCCGGCGCGCAATTACGCTCTGGAGCTTTGGAACGGCGGGAACAACAAGTTCCCCTATCCGATCCTAGCCGGCAATGGCGGCGTCACGGCAAACGGCACTGGCTCGACTCCAACCGGGATGCGGACACAGAAGGGCGGAACAGGCAGCTCCACGCTCGTCTTGTCGACCGAAGCCAATGCGGAAACCGGCGGCCTTACGCGCGTCTTCACGATCACAGGCGTCGGAACCGGGGCAACGGCATACTACCAGCTCGGCATCGGTACGCTCGGCGATTTCACCGTCACAGGCCAAACAGGCCAGTGGGTTAGGTCAATTGCTGAAATCGAAGTGATGGGCAACGACGCCCTTCTCGTCCCCCAGCTTTGGGCAAACGGCCGGCGCGCCCTATATGAAGGTGGCTGGAGCGGCCTTATAGGGGATTCGCAGCAGCAGACTTATTGGTTGATCACTGATGCCGTTCAAGTCGGCTCAGACACTGCCAACCTTTCAATCCGGCTCTACCCGAACGCCGATAGGGCCTTGGCTGTGGGTGGAAATCCGACGATGGTCGCCAAGGTCAAAAGGCTTGGTTATTACTTCATCAGCAATCCGCGCACGGACTGGGCTTAACGGCACCGAAGGAAAAGCTTATGCGCTTACTTATAACGGGTCGAGACACCGGATCAACTCTTGAGCAGCATCGCGCCTCGCTGGCGCCGAAGCCGACTATTCCAGAAGTCATTGCCAGGTTCAAAGCCTATCACGCCGTCAACCCTGGTTGGGGATCGCTGCATTGCGTATTGGGCAATGGCAACACACAGGATGGCTTCGTTGACGTTGATACGGAAAGCGCTGCGCGTGAACAAGGAGACGCTGAAGGTGCGGATCTTATCGCCATCCTTCGGCGAATGAGCCGCACGCAACGCGCCAAGCTTCGAAAACTCGTCTAATCGCTGGTGACGAAAATGGACAATGCAAGAAATTCGCCAATGGTCGGCATAACCATCGAGGTCAAGGCAATCGGCCTATACGCCGATGACGTTCCGAAGCACGCGTATTTCTTCGAGGGCTCGATAACGGACGCGGTCAATCACATTCGCGCATGGAAAGAGGCGCAATATGAAGCGGTCGACATAGAGCTGTCGCGCCCGGTCGCGCTCCCTTCGGATATCAAAGATGTCGCCGAGGTTTTTGATATCAGGGATCTGGCGAAAGAGTTCCCCATTCGGTAATTCCGGCTCGCTGACCGAAGTTTGGTAAGGAAAAGTGGGTTTGAATCCCACCGACGTGACGGCCGTGGCTGTCACTGGACTGGATGATTCCACAGCCGGGAAAGACCGGCGATCTCTTAAATTCAGGAAAGCGATCGCCATCGGCAAGGCAATGGTTCGATGGGCAACGGTCCCGTCGCTCTGTTGGCTGTAGGTCCTATGCCTATGATCATTCATCAAGTCCGCATTCTGGGCCAAGCGGCCAAGGCACCCGCGCGGGATCACACGGGCAGACAATAAATGGTAGGTATCCAAGCAGAGCTCGCCAAGTGGATGCTGCAGAACGGCGGCGTGTTTGCCGCCACGACGCTCATCTTCCTCGGCCTCTATCTCTACGAACGTTATGGCAGAGCGAAAGACAGGGCCGCCTATGACGAGGCCCTGGCCAAGGCGCAGCAGGAACATGTCGCTACCCTCAAACTCGTAACCCCGCTTGCGCAGAAATTCACCGACACGATGGATGTCATCCTGCCTCTCGCCATGGCGCAGATCAACGGCAGGAGGAAGGGCGAATGATGCTGCTCAAATGGTTCCGCCGGCCGCGCACGAGATGGTCCCTTGGGGGTGATCCTGATGTCGAGGAGGAGAAACGCGTGCTGCAGGCCAAGCTTGCGCAGACGGTGGTGACGTTTGAGCGGCGGCGCCATGGCGTCCACGAATTGGCGACGGTGACATTGAAGACGATGAAAAAAGGAAAGAAGCGATGAAGCGGCTGAAAACGAGCATTGCGGCCTGGTCTGCCCTGTCGGCCGTGGTTTCCTTTTGGCTGCTCAACATTTTCGTTCCTTACGAGCGGATGGTCGAGATCTCCTCGAGCCTGGTGCTCGGCGTGACTTTTGCCGTCCTTGTGCGATGGGCGAGCGATGCGGCGCGGGCGCTGCGATCGGGTCGGGACGGGCCGGATTTCCTGATCGTCGCTGTCTTCTCGATCGTGCTGATCATCTTCTTCCAGCGTGTTTGGGTGCTTATCCTCAGGTACTACGATCGCGCCGATCACCTGGTCAATTCGCCGATCAGCGCCTTCATCGCCTGGATGCTGGCGTGGGCATGCATGCTGGTGCTAATCGCGCCTGACGCGGAGAACGGCACGATCCCCGGCCGCAGCCGCGTGTTCATCGGCGTAGCGCTATTCATCGCCGGGATGGTTTCGGGTCTGGGGCTGGCGCTGGCAATCGTCTAGTCTTCCAGGCGAATATCGCCCGCCAGGTCTGGTGCTCTCGCTGACTGACGTCGCTGCGGAAGAATGGCGGCGTCTCGACGGTGACTGTCTCCCCACACTTCCGGCAGGAGATGACGGAGACGGCATCGTAGTGGGCTTGCGGCCGGCCGCCGCAGCATTGATCAAGCGACATAGTTTCCAAACCTCAATCGTCCCGCCTTTGCTCCGCATGAGGAGCATTTCAAGTGTGGCTCGATCTCGCTGATCAAAGCGAATTGCGGGCCGCTCGGCAAACTCTCCCTTGCGAATTCCCGCGCCACGCCGCAGGCGGTGCATTCGGCCATGATGGCGACATGCTCCGGCGTGACGTTGATATATCCGGGCGACCAGGCCTTGATCTCCTGAAACCGTCGAGCACTTACCATTTCGGCCCCCTTTCCATCGTCATCGCCCGCGGCGCGCTCTTCGGCAGGTAGGCGATCGCCACGCGTCGACTACCGCAGACTGGGCAGCGCATGCGCTGCGAGAGCATGGCGAGCGGAAAATCCCGCCCTCTCGTCGCCACCAGGGTGACAAGATCCAGCCTGTGCTTCCACTGGCAGTCGCGCACGCTCTTCAGCCCCTCACGTTTCCCCCATGCGCATCGGGCGCTGACATCCCATCCCGCATCCATTGCCTCGCCGATCGTTTCGGCCATGCGTCATCATTCCCCTTTCGAGGCCCTTTCTGCCGCACTGTTGTTAAATGCTCCCGCCCGAGCGATGTTGCTAATATGTTCTCATGCGGGCTCGAGTCAATATAATGATTATGGGTCAATTGCTTTTTAAGGCCCTGCTGATGAAGTGGCGGGATGACAAAGCCGCCTCGCAGGCCTCCCCAGCCACTGTTGGGTCACACTGATGCGCCGCTCCGCAGTAAGCCGCGGCGCCGGCGTGATCCGAGCCAGCCTCAGCTCACCCTCGATCCCATGCCGGCTCGCGTTGATCTCTGTCTCGCGCTCCTCAAGTCGCGCCCTCCGAAAGGCGCGCAATGGGCCTTCGAGGTCAAGTGGGACGGCTATCGCTTGGTCGTTCACAAAGAGCCTTCGGGCGTCCGGATCCTGACGCGCGGCGGCCATGACTGGACCCACCTCTTCCCTGCGATCGCGGCTGAGGCGAGGCGCCTCCCTGTTTCAACCGCGATACTGGATGGCGAGGCCGTCGTTCTTGACGAGCAGGGCCGGCCAGATTTCGGCAAGCTGCAGAAGTCGCTCGGCGGCCGCGGCGGCAACAGGGCGTCGCGCGACGCGATCATGATGGCGTTTGACCTCATCTATTTCGACGGCCATGACATCCGGTCAACCGAACTCAGCTCACGGCGCCATCTCCTCGAGGAACTCGTGCCGGCCGGCGGGGAGGAGGCCATCCGCCTATCTGAGGAAATCGAAGCGGATGGCGACACCCTCTTGCGGATCGCCTGCGAGCTCGGGCTCGAAGGCATTGTCGCGAAAGACAGGAACAGTCCCTATCGTAGCGGCCGCAGCGGTGAGTGGCAGAAGATCAAATGTGTGCAGAGCGACGGTTTTGCGATCATTGGCTACGAGAAGTCAACAGCGTCGTTCGGCGGCATAGGCCGGCTTCTGCTCGCCGCGCGCAAGGGAGGTGAGTTCGTCTATGTCGGGGAAGTGGGGACAGGCTTCAACGAACGTTCCGCCGCCGAGCTCCGAGAGTTGATGGACAAACTGATCGTCCGGAAGCCGGCCGCCGATACGGGCAGGAAACGAAACGCAGTCTTCGTCCGTCCGGAGCTTGTTGCCGAGATCCAGTACGGAGGTTGGACGCATGACGGCAAGCTGCGGCATCAGTCGTACAAGGGGTTGCGGGATCCGGCAGACAATGAGGGCGTCTACGAGCTGGAATGAATTTTAGCGGACCGATTGCGGACCGATTGGCTGGACAAAATCAGAACAGGCGGGAACAAAAAGAAACCGCCTGTCCCGGAAATGCTGGGTTTTCGCGAAGCCTTCTCCGTTCGGGACGTGGGGGTCGAGTGTTCGAATCACTCCACTCCGACCAGCTGTAACCCTCCGAAAATCAGGGTTGCTCATCTTTCCCGAATTTCTCAGCTGACGAAAATTGACGGCAACGATTATTCCGGCCGGAACGCGGCGGGAAGATCGACCGCGACGTCAAGCGGCTGGAAATGCCGCAGGTTTTCCGTAATGACGGTGAGGTCGTAGGCCCGCGCCGTCGCCGCGATGATGAGGTCGCCGAGACCGGGATGACGACCTCGGCTCTCGGCTTCATCTTCCAGAGCGCCAGCGATGCGCGCGACAACGGTATCCATCGGCAATATCCGATCGCCGAAACTGTCGGTGATGAAGTCCAGCCATGTCGAAAGGCGCTTTGCCCGCTCGATCCCGCCGCGACGGTGAAGGTTCCGCATTCCCTTCTCGATTTCTGCGACCGATAGAGCCGACAGAAACAGGCTATCGGCTTTGCCCTGCTCATGAAACCATGCCCGCACCGGATCGGACGGCGCCACCTTGCCCGGCGCGAACTTCGAAATGATGTTCGTGTCAAGAAGGTAGGCGGTCACAGATCGATATCCCGCATTTTCGAGGGGTTGCGTTCCAGTTCGACTCCGCCGGGGAAGGTCAACAGGAAATCCCCGAAATTCGGCCGTGGCTTCTTCAAAGCCCTTTTCGCCGCCTCGGCCGCTTCGACGGAGACAAGCACGGCAGCGGGCTTTCCGTGCCGCGTGATCGTCACGAATTCCCCGTTCGCGGCTTCATCCACCAGACCGGCGAAACCGGCCTTTGCCTCTGCCACGCTGATTGTCGACATCACTACCTCCGATCATAAATGACCATATATAGTCACACTAGGTGGTGGCGCCGGCGAAATCAAGGGCGCAAAACGGCTCCTTCAACCGGAGCGAGTCCCAAAGTGATTCGTTGAGTCGCGCTTCGTGTGAGATACTGGAACCATGAGCAAGCGACGACGCTTCAAGCCAGTGAAGATCACCATCAATGGCAAGGTGAGGACGGTCTATAATGTCGTCCAGGCCGGCAATGCCTTGCTGAACGATTGGCCCGAGCAGACGCCGGCGGCCAAGGTTGCCGAACGGCTGGTGCTCGATGTCTTCAACGATGCCGCCGAGCCCGAGCAGGTGCGCCGCGCCTTCATCACCGCGGCCAAGGCCAGCGACATCAAGTTCAGCTCCTGAGCGGCCGTATTGGCAAAATCCGTGGCTTATTTCCATGAGACCTGTTCCTGACGGCTGAGATCCTGATCCTCGAACCGCGTCTCCATCCAGGCGGCCGTACCGATCGCGGCGAGGAAGCCGAAGGCGAGGCAGGCGATCGCCTGGGTCCGCCAGGAGACGAAGGTGACCGGCGCCGGGGTGGTGGGCTTTTCGGCGCATGCTCCGGGCGGGCAGGCGCAGCCGGAAAAGGCTTTGATCAGGCAATCGCTCATGATGGACAGCCTTTCACCGTGTCGATGGCGGCGAGGATCTTCTGGTGAAGCGGGCAGCCGCGATCGTCGCTGCCGTCGAAAAAACGTTCGGCCTCCACCAGCGCCGTCAGGAGATCGGGCGCCCCGGCGGTGAAGCGGATCTTGGCACGGGTCTTTTCGGTTGCTCGGGCCTGTCGGCCGGCGGGACGGGAAGGGCTCTCGGTCGAGGGCTCGGATGTGGGATAGGCGGCAGGCATCGCAGCTCTCCTCAGGCGTAAAGCTGATCGGTATCGGTGATGCCCATAATCTCGCGGGCATAGCGGTAGTGCGCCTCGACGCTGGCGCGCGCACCGCGCAGCCAGGAGGGGCCGCGGATCGCATGTTCGGGACGGCGCAGGAAGGCGAAGCCGAGGGCGCCCATGCGCTGGGCCTCGATCGCCATATAGGCGCTGCATTCACCCAATCCGCGCACGCCATTCCAGCGGGCGTCGCGCTTGCTCTCCTCGGTCTCGATATTGCGGATGTGCTGCATCGCCCTGTCCTCTGCCTGCCGGATCGGCTTCAGAGAGTAGGGTATATATCATACCCAATCGCGTCAATTGGAAAAGGTATAAAAAATACCTCAGTGGTTGACGGGGTACGAATCGTAGGCGTATGTCTGGATCCAGTGATTGGGCGACCGGGTGCAACTCCCGAGCTGACGAAGCCCAGCGGCGCGGGAAGCGAAAGTCCTTAAGTGCGCTGTCAGAAAATCAGGACGAGGGCGAAGCGAATGGCCCCTCTGGCACGTGTCCCATCCCGGCTCCGGCCTTCAGGACCCTGGCCAATGCTCTCCCGGCTTCATGGGCTTTGCTCATGGGGTAGGGGGAAGCTTTGGCCGGAACCCTCCCTCACCAGCCTTCAGGAGCGAAGATAGAGAGATAGAAATCTAAGCTATATCAGACTCTGATCCGCGGGAGAAAACAGGCCGGCCATGTGCACCGAAATCGCCGACGAAGATCGAAGCGGGCCTGGATGCGATCACCGAATTCTGCGATCCGTAAGGGCTGCCGAAGGGCCGTTGCTCGCAACCGGCTGCCATGCGGATGACGGTGGCGAAGATGCGAGGCGGGATCCGCAGCTGCCGCAATTTGTGGTTTCAGAGGAGGGGTGTCCCGAGGCGCTCATGATCCTGGTCGCCGGATCGGGGCGATCCTACAGGCCGTACATTTCGCGCGCGGCGCTGTAGGTCAGCAGCAGCACCGCTATCGTGACGATATAGAACCAGAGTCTGCCGGCGCGGGATGAAGGGCGGATCATTATGGTTTCCTTGATGAAATCTGGTTGATTCGCGGCATTGATTCCGAGCCGCGGCTCTCACATCTCGATGATCGACCGGCGGACGCGGCCGACGATGGTGACGGCGCCCTGGAATTGCGGCGGCGGCACGTCCTCGTAGGAGGCGGGCTGGAAGGGCGGGTCGTCGTTCGGGCGGTAGCGCTTGTAGGTGGCGGCGCCGGTTTCGTCGGCGACGACATAGAGCGCGTTCGGCGCCAGGCGCTTGTCGCGCAGATTGACGAAGATGATCGAGCCCGGCGGCGAGATCTTGTTCATCGAATTGCCTTCGACTTCGAGTGCGATCCATTCGCCATCGGGAAGATCGAGCGCGGCCACCGTCGGGAATTCCGAGAAGTCGGTGATCGGCGCCTGCTCGCTGAGCTGGCCGGCGCTGACCCAGGAGATCTTCGGCACGTCGGCGACGGCGACGGGCAGTTCATCCGGGTCGAGCGCGTTGCCGGTTCCGAACTGCAGCCAGTTGGGATTGACCTTGAAGGCGCGGGCATACTTCTTCGCATCGGCAATGCCGAAGCCGTTGCGGCCGGATTCGTGCGCCTTGTAGACGTTGACGTTCCAGCCGAGCCGATCGACGATCGCCTTCGGCCCGGCAAAGCCGGCGTTCTTCCTGGCCATGACCAGCCGCTTTGCGCGTTCTTCGCGCTCAAATTGTTCCTGATCTTTCAACATGATATAAATTATACCCTAAAAAAAGGTATATGTAATGCCCTATTGCGCTTGACAGATCGGGTATTAATTATACCCTAATGCCCATGACACACAGCGAAACCATCCATAACGGGTCGGGCCTTTCCCGCGCGATCCGGCGCTGCGGCGCCCGCTACAGCGGTTGCCCGATCTGCGCCAAGGCGCTGTCGATCGCCGAGGTGATCGAGCGCCACTGCGAGGCCTGCGGCCGGCCGACGCGCCCGAAAGAGATGCGGGAGATCTTGCCCGTCGCCTCTCCCATCACCGATCCCGACGGCGTCACCCCTCCCTGACGGCGATCGGCGGCCGGCGTCGTCGCCTCCCTCGGCGACGCCGGCATCTCAATCCCGAGCCGCGCTCGAAATCGAAAACAAGGATGAAACGATGAGCATCCCCGCCAAGGCCGCCCCAGCGCAGCGCGAAGACTCTCGCATGAGCGCCCTCGAGGTCTTCCGCACCGGCCGGGACTATATCGAAATCGCAGCCCTCCTCGGCATGTCGGTGCCGTCGGTGGAAAGCGAGATCCACCGGCTGCGCAGCGCCGAGAAGGGCGATGCCGCGGGGCACGATCATGCCGGCGCGGAAACCCGCCGCTTTGCCCGCCGCCCGCTCAAGCCGGGCACGCCGGTCAATTTTGCCGGCGACCGGGTTTGGAGACGGCGGGTTTGAGGCCGGCGATGCCGGCCGGGATAGGAAAACACGTGAGGGAAACAATGGCGAAGGCGACAATCGACAAGGACATCATGGAGATCCTCGGCCCGGTGCTGGGGGAGGAGCTGGCGGCGGCCGTCATCGAGCATCGCAAGCGCACCCTGAAGCGGCCGCTGACGGCCTATGCCGCCCGGATCCAGGCCAGGGAATATCTGCTGACCGGCGATCCGGCCGGGGCTGCCGAGATGCAGATCTTCCGTGGCTGGCAGGCGATCAAATGCGACTGGTACCTCAAGGAGAAGGCGAGGGAGGCCCAGTCGATCAACAGCAGCACGAGAAGGACGACAGTCGATGCCGCAAGAGATTTCCTCTCCGGTGAAGATCATAGCGGGGATGCTTTCGGGTTTCCCGGCATCCTCAGGCACTGATCCCGACATGCAGATCCGCGCCTATCTGCTCGCCATCGACGGCATCCCGCTGGAGGCGGTCTGGCAGGCCGCCAAGCTCTTCATCGCCGGAAAGGTCAAGAACCATAACCGCGCCTTTGCCCCGAGCTCAGCCAGTTTTGCCGAGCAGTGCCGCCGTCAGCAGGCGGTAATCGAGGCGCAGAGCCGCCCGCGCCTGAAGCCGCAGCCGGAGACGCCGCAGCCGAAAGTCGCGGCCTACAAGATGCAGCTGCTGCGCGATGCGGCGAACGGCAGCCGCAACGCCCGGCGGGAACTGGCGGAGATGTTTCCCGACAACCCGGTCATTGCAAAAGCCGCACGGCATGAGGAGGCATTGAGGTGAGAGGCCTATTCTGGACGGAAGACAAGATCGTCAAGGCTGAGAAGCTCTGGCAGGAGGGGCTCTCGGCAAGAGAGATCGCCAACCTGTTCGGCTCGAAGAAGAACACCGTCATCAACATGGCGCACCGCAACCGCGACAGGTTCCCCGCACGGCAGGACAGCAGGCATCCGCTGCCCGAGACGCGCGAGGCGAAAGCGCCGATCCGCCATCCCGACCGCGTCACCCGGGTGACGCTGTCGGGCGCCCATGTGACGATGCCGCGCGTGCCGACTATCGATGGGTATCCAGAGCCATGAGCCCGGCCATCACGAGCAACGTCACCCCGCGCGAAACCGAAATCATCGGCTGGATGGCGGCGGGCAAGACCGCGGCCGAGATCGGCACCATTCTCGGCATCTCCCCCATCACGGTGAACACGCACATATCAAACGCCAAGGCGAGACTCGGCGTCTTCAAGGATACCGCACTTGTCGCCGCCGCACTTCGCAACGGCATCATTCGATAGAAGGACAATCAGCATGGGTGGCAAAGCAGCCAAGGTTAAGACACAACGGGCAAACAAGGGCGCCGGCCGGCCGCGCAAGGCCAATGTCGAGCGTTTTCCCTGCGGCAAGATCAAGCCCTTCGAAACCGAGAAGGACAATATCAGCGTCGCAATATCAGCCCGCCGCCGCATCCACGGCTTCGGCCGGACGGTTGATGACGAGACGGTCAAAAGCCCGTTTGCCGGTTACACGCTCGGCCGCATGTTCCTCGACGGCCTGATATCAGCCGAGCAGCGCCAGGCCGGCGACGATTATGCCGAGGTCATGGCCCGCTACCACAAGACCACCGGCATCCCGGCCCCGAGCCCGCGGGCGCAATCGCTGTTCGCCGTCAAAGGCCACGAAGGCGAGGTGACCGAGACCCTCGCCGACCGCGCCCGCAAGGCCAGCAACCGCATGATGGCGCTGCAGGCCATCCTCTTGCGCTGCCAGGACGGCCCGCAGGTCAGAAGCACGGTCTATAACGTCACGGTGATGGACTACGAACATCTGCGCCAGATGCCGCCGCAGCAGCTGCTATGGCTGCGCCGCGGGCTGACGGCGCTGCGGGGGGCGAAGGGTGGGTGACGGGTGGGGCAGGGCTGCCAAGGCGCTTGGCGGCAAGGCTTCCGATGACGTCTTCGACTTCGATTGATCGCATTTTATGACGGGAGCGAAATCCGCCCTTGCTCCGTCCGCCTCGCCATTTGTCTCCCAAGCTCACCCCACCCTCCGTCCTCCTGGGGCTCGACCCGAGGATCCACTTTCGCCTCCATCAGGAGCGGGCATGGGTCCCAGGCTCAAGGCCTGGGATGACGGAGGGTGGGGCGCGTGTTTTCGCCAAACGCCCTGCCGTCGACGCCGATCATGCCCGAATGCGTTGCTGTCCTTGCTCCAGCGTCACCCCACGCTCCGTCCTCCTCGGGCTTGACCCGAGGATCCACTTTCGCCTCCGTCAGCCGCGGGCATGGATTCCAGGCTCAAGGCCTGGAATGACGGAGGGCGGGCGGCTCCGTTGCCAAGGTCATCCGGCGCGGCACGCAGTCGTCGCTGTCGTCATCGAAGGCGCGGTGGTTGTCGGTTTCGATCGCGGGAAGGGAGGCGTCCGCTGCGTGCCGCACGAGAGCTGGTAGCGCGGCATTCTTACGCGTCCTTTGCCGGCACTATAACAATTCGTAAGAATGGCACGTGCTCATGAATATGCGAGTCCCCGGCCGAGGCTAAGTCTTGCCCAGATGCTTCGGCCAGAATTCCCGATGCACTTCGGCGGCTTCGTCTTCGAGGGTGGGGCCGAGCACGGTGACGGTGCGGGCGCCGGTTTGCAGCACTGCCCGGCTCGGCACGTTCAGGCCGATCCCGGCGATCTCGCCGAGCCGTGCTTCCGAGCACGCAAACACCATGCGACCGATGCCCGACCAGTAGATCGCCCCGGAACACATCGCGCAGGGCTCGGTGCTGGTGTAGAGCGTACAACCGGCGAGAAAGGCGGTGTCGTAGTGCTGTGCCGCCAGTTTGATCAGGTTCAGCTCGGCGTGGTTGGTCATGTCGTGGCCGGTAAAGACGCTGTTTTCGGCGCGCAGGATGACGTCGCCGTCTTTCACCAGCACCGAGCCAAACGGTTCGTCGCCGCGTTCCATCGCGGATTTCGAGAGGGCAATCGCCTCGCGCAAAAACGGCTCGTGGTTTTCCATCAGCGTCTCCCCAAAAGCTAGAGCGCCACGATTTTGTCTTGAATCGGAGAGATTTCCAAGAGGCCGCAAATCCGTTTCAGCCTCACGCAATCAAGGCGGAATAGATGGGATTATTCATAAGGAAAGACCGATGCCGAGAGCGTTTCTGAACTCGCAGATGCGACTATGTGTCAAAGCATTCCTTGCTCTATTGATTATTGGTCTAAGGCCAGCCGCCGCGACGCCTCCATGCCCTCCCCAGAATGAACTGCTGGCGAAGGCGAAGACGGTGGTTGAGGCGCGCGTAAAATCGCTGTCGATCGGCGAATCCGGTTTGCTGGTGATGGAGGGGGCTCCCACGCGCATGATACGGGTGGATTTGGAGATCAAGAGAGTCATCAAAGGCAAATACCCGGGAAAGGAGGCAATCGTCTACGGCACCGTGTATCCTCCAGGGCCCTTAAAGGAATTGACCACGATGGCGTTGATTGGCGGGCTCGGTGGCGACGACACCTTCGAATGGGAGCTCGCACGCCGAGAAATAGGTGATGGAGCGGCGTTCTTTTCGATGAGCAGCTGCAGCTATTATAAATTCCCAGTTTATAACGTTGGTCCAGACTGATTGAACCGTGCGCCCATCACAGAGTGGTGCGGGGTGACCGGTAACTTTGCGCCAGAAGCGGTCGTTAATAAATTGTTGAGCAAATCAATTGGAACAACTGTTTACACCGTGATGCGATGTTGGACTACCATACGCTGAGGATATCTGACCTTGCCAAGGGAACGGGTGCAAAACAGAGGAAACGGCCGCCTTCCCGCATTGCTCCCGGCGGCCTTGCTGTCATGTCTACTAACATCGTCGTGCTCTGATGACCTGGGCCGCGAGAATATAAAGCGACTTGAGGCAACGGACCTTTATGTCTACGGCGAAAATTGCAGGGGACCTTATTGGCGGTTCGAAGGCGGTGGGCTGTTTTTCCACGAGAATGGAACGGTCCGAAACGTATTCGACAATCTCGCTCTCATTCCACGAGGCAATGACGTTTTGGTGGTGCGATCCCTATCATCATCCTCGTTGACTATGGTGCTCACCTTCAGCCCAGACGGTTCAGCCAAATTCACAGATGTCTACATGGAACCTAGGCCGACCGATGCACAATTGGCCATACTGGATAGTGAGCACGGTTATACGCAGACCGTTTCATCCATTATGAAACTCCCTTCAATCGAACTCTGCACGCGCATGAGATCAGCCGCATCGTAAGCAGCGTTGCAGCGGTCTCGCGAAGTTTGCGGGTCGCCAATAGAAATGACCTCAAAGGGCCGCTGGGCGACGAAGCTTTTCCGGATAGGGCCAATAGGCATAAGGTCATTGGCTGCTTTGCGCCGACTATGGCCAGTCTGCCGACCCAATGGTCTCCAATATGGGAGACAGGTCCAACCCAGAGCGACCATCCCTGGCCGTTCCCCCCGCACCTTACGAAAATGTATAATCCGGGCGAGGTCCCCGTGAGATTTGCGGCGCAGGCTTGGCGCAGTCATTGCCAAGTCGAGGCCAGTTTTCATGAATATGCGTGCCACACCTGCCGCCCTTATGCCGGCGATCCATCCGGTCAGCCTGCGGCTCGATACCTATCTGATCAATCTCGACCGGGCGCCGTTGCGCCGGTTTCGCATGGAGCGGCTGCTGACGGATTTCGGCCTTGCCTTCGAGCGGGTGGCGGCGGTCGATGGCGCGGGGCTGAGCCTGCCGCATCCGGGCTTCGACGAGGCGGCCTATCTCAGCCGGCACGGCCGCCGGCCGAACCCTTTCGAGATCGGCTGTTATCTGAGCCACGTCGAATGCGCCAGACGCTTCCTGGCCGGCAATGCCGAATTCGCGCTCATTCTGGAAGACGATCTCGACTTCGATAACGATCTGGCCGAGCTGCTCGACGCCGCCCTCGATCACCATGAGCGCTGGGACATCCTGCGGCTCTCCACCGTCAATTCCGGGAAAAAGCACAGGGTGGAGACGCTGACGGCGTCGCGCTCGCTGGCCATCGCGCTGACTCGCGAGAAGGGGTCCGGCGCCTATCTCATCAACCGCAAGGCGGCAGGATGGATCACCGGCGCGCTTCTGCCCATGCGTTTGCCCTATGATCTCGCCTTCGATCTGGAGTTCGATGCGGGGCTGAACGCCTGTTTCGTCGATCCGCTGCCGGTCAGCCAGAGGGCGGATTGTCATTCTCAGATCCAGTCAGGCCTGTCGGCCTACCGGCTTGGCCGCCGCCGGCCCTGGAGCGTGCTGCCCTATCGCACGGCGGCCGAGATGCGCCGGTTTACCCGCCGCTTCCGCCGTCTCGCCGCGTGGCGGATGAGCGGTGGGGACCGCTCCTCGGAATGA